GGGTAAAGCTCAGTGACGTGCAAAGCATCATCCGCACCGCGTTCAAAGGGGCTGGGGGATGATTGACGAAGCCGCCTACCAGTACGCTCTGCAACAGAACAAGGGAAAGACATTCAGCATGGAATCGCCTGATGAGTGCTTCCGGTATTTCGTGAGTTGCTACGAGGCGAAGCGTGGGCAATCAGTTGATGACCCAAAAGCACTCCGCATCAAACGGAAGCTGGAGAGAAGTAAGGCTAAAGATCGTCAATCCTAGACCTGCCCCTGGCCGTCACCGGCGGGACGTAATCGAGGGCATAGCCTTTGGGTAGCTTGCGTTTCTGGTATTGCCTCAGACGCTTCTCTAATGCTTGGCACATGGCTATCTCACCATCAGTGAGAGAAACGAACGAGGGATTACCGGAGAGGGCGCGTTTTCCTTTGAGCACGTCGTCGGCGAGGGTCATGTCGGTTTCCGCAAATCATCGATTGTTACGAGGCCGCCGGTAGCTGCCACAACTCGATCAACGGTAGTAAGGGTGGGGTTGTGGTTTTTGTGTAACAGATTCCAGACGGTTTGACGGCTGACCCTGGCGGAATCGGCTAAACGCTCCCATGTCTGGCCTGATTGTTTAAGGTATTCAGCAAGTTGCATATGAGTAAAACTATTTGTACTTTGTTGTTGCGCGAGTAATAAGGCCATGGTATAACCGATTTTACTAGATGTCAACAGGAGGCTACCATGCTTGTAAGGATGTTGGATAACGTGAACCCAGAGTCCTATGAGATAAAGGGTTATCACGCGGACTTTGAATGGAAGGCCGGTGAAGAATACGACCTCGATCCGTTGTTAGCTGATTGGCTGATAGCCAACGGGGATGCGGTGAATCCTAAACATGAGGGGAAGGCAGCATGAGCGATGATATCGACGAATTCAGAGACAGGCTCGATTACCACATGTACCTGAACGACCGGAGCAAGCCGATGCTTGAGTTTGAAGAGTGGCGGGCCAAGCGTCCGGTAGTAACAAACCCAGCAACGAGGAGCGATGTATGAGCAAATTAGCACATAGCTGCCAAGAGACAATGGATGAGATAGAGCAACGTGCTTTGTTTGCCATAGATTCCGACATATCAGAGGATGAAGCCTTTGAAATCCTCGATGCGAATGGCGTTGATGAAATCAAATGGTCGAAACGCCTGAATAACGATTACATGCACTGGATTTATCTTAACATCAAATAGGAGGCGTTATGAAATACTTCATTCTAGGACTATCCATGATGGCAGCGGGCTGGTACGCCGATACCAAGGCTACGTTGGATTATAAGATCGATCATGAGGAACCCTCTTATACGGCCTCCCAAATAGCGGCCAAGGCGGCTTTGATAAGGCGGGTGACGATGAGTGATAATGACAAGATTGTTTATCTTTACGGGGTGAGGGAGTAGTATCATGAACAACAAGATTGACAATATCTATTTTGTGGTCAATGCGGATCATCTTATTCAGTTCGAAACGGTGTCGTCAAGCGAAGGGTACGCGAAAGTGCGCTTTATAAGCGGGTTTTTGCCATTTGATAAGTATGATGCCGTTGACGTTGATAACGTTTGGAAGATATCGGAGAAGAACGGATGTCGGTTGCAATCGATAGCAATGCCCCCATGCGATGACGCTGCTAAGAGTGATTCTTCATATGACGCCAGGGGGTATCCGTGAAAGACACCTTTCTTTGGTGCAAGCATTGCAACCGGATGTTCTTAGATGCCGGAGGGAAGAAAACGAGTGATATCAAGCGTGGGAAAGTAAAGGATGCCTTTTGTTGTTATCGGCACGCAATGCAATACCGGTCGCAGCTAAAGGCGAATGATAGATGCAAGAAATGCAAGGTGAAACGGAAGGACTTATCGCCTTATTGGATGGAAGGCACCGGGATAACCGGTGTGACATTCACAAGGGGTTATTGCCAGAAATGCTATGGATTGATGCTTGCGTACAATTGGAATGAAAAGCTTTGTAAACTGCACGAAAATACTCAAACACTTAAAAAGGAGATAGCTGATGTCAAACGTAAAGAATACCGCAGACCTACGGAATATGCTGCTGGAAACGATCAACGGTGTACGCAAGGGTAAGGTAGACCCTCGGCAGGCGCAAGCGATTAGCGCCCTCAGTTCTCGTATCCTGCAATCCGCACGTCTGGATTTCGATGTAATGAAGCTGACAATGGATACGCAGCAGAAGGCGACGCCAAAGGCCGTCTCGTTGATAGGGGGTGAGGTAAAGGTGGCTACTAAACGACGGGCAGCATAATGTTTATGGCAACAGCGGTGTGGAAGGACACACTAATCAATGGAACGAGTCCGTGCATGGCAAGGGGCGTAGCTCAGCTAGATAGAGCGTTGCCCTCCGAAGGCAAAGGTCGGGTGTTCGAATCACCCCGCCTCTTGGGAGTAAAACTAGGCGTTCATGCCACGCCTATCGTCCATAAGCGGGTATCAAGCCCCGCCTGTTGCCGCCACGCTGATGTAGTTCAGTTGGATAGAACATCGGGTTCCGAACCCGAAGGCCGATGGTTCGAGTCCATCCATCAGCACCAAATATTAACCAAGTAAACAACGAGGTATCCCATGTCCCTTAATATTTACTCTCTCCACGACAAAGTAACCCTGCAACAGAAGTACGACATGATCGTCGGCAGGGTGGCGGGTATTAGCCACGGCGAGCATGTGCATTACGACGTTCAGCCGGAGGGCAAGTTCAGCCTGGCGGATAGAATCTGGAATATCCCGGCAGCACGGTTGAAAAGGATCGAGCAGTACAAGGTAAAAAGAGAGATGCCGGTGCTCGTCGTGGACGCATGAGTGGGGGTGACAACCATCTGAAATTGTGCTAAGGGTCGGTCGGAGGTAGCGTGAAAGAAAAGAATCCTCTGGAGCAATTCTACCAGAAAAACGGCGAAGTAATGATATTACAGCGCCTCCAAACCTACGCTCTAACGCATCCCGATTACAAAGGCCACCAAGACAGACTGATGGCTCTGGCGAACCTCCTGAATGCCTTTGGAGAGGCAAATAAGCTCCATTCGGACTGGCAAACCAAGGTCGGGCGTGAGCCAAATGGGCGGGATCGGTGAGGGAGTCGCATCGTAAACGCATAGCTATGGGGCTGTGTAGAGAGTGCGGCGTGAAAGCGGTTGTGAGTGGTCGCCAACGTTGCATCGATTGCTTTAAGAGGCTGAATGCGGGTTACCAGCGGCGGCGGCAGAAAGCCATTATGGCAGGCGTTTGTATTCGAGTAGGATGTGGCAGACCTATTGAACGGAATGCGTTTTGCAAGGAATGCAGGGATAAGGTTAGAAAAACGGTTAGGCATTGTCGGGTGAAGCGCCTTGCGAGGGGTTTATGTGGCGATTGTGGGGTCGATGTCGAAGGGCGGAGAATAATATGTGATGCATGTCATTGCAAACGTTTAGCTAAGTCGGTGCTGGGCAATCGTGAGAAATGGGTGGAATTGATGGCTATTTACCAGCAACAGGAAGGCAAATGCGCTTATTCCGGTGTGAGATTGGTAATGGGAGTGGATGCGTCAATTGACCATATCTTGCCGAAAGGACGGGGAGGCACGAATGAAATAAGCAATCTGCAATGGGTGCATTGGTTCGTAAATGTCTTTCGCAGGCATCGGGACGAGCGGGAGTTTATCGGGATGTTTGAAGCATTTATGCAGGCGGCGACAAACACCGCTTGGAAATGCCCGAAGCAGGTTTGAAAGTGCAATGTCGAATACGACTCCGCCATTCCTTCTGCCGTCCATTACGCTGATAGGGCTGAAATGGAAGCCGATCATGCGATGGAGCTGGCCAAGCAGCATTTGCTGGTGACGGGTCGCGGGCGGTAATTAGCTGGATATTTGGGGTGAAATGGGGTGAATGCCCGGTGAATCTTGCTCCTGGCAATGAGGGAGCCATCAGACTGAATACTAATTTACGGATTCGGGCAAAATCTCCTCCCCCTCCTCCCTCCCCTCTCAGGTGGGCAGCTAAATGGCTTTGGCCAAAAGATACCCCGCAAGGAAGCTCTGGCGAGACAAATGCCAATGCCCCTGTTCTGCCGGGACGACATCACGAAAACGGTGGCCTTGCTCCTCCCAGAATGTGACCCACGCCCTTTCAATGCCGTGGCGTTGTAAAAGGGCAATGTCTTCGGGACGATAATCCGGTGTTTCGGGCGTGTTGGTCATGCGGCCATTCCTAGCTGTTGCTCGTAGGCGATGATTGCTCGTCCGATGAGTTCTGGAATGGCAGGAACGACTGAATTGCCACAGGCTTTAAGGCGGTGTGGCCAAGCCGGAAACCCATCATCCACTCGCTTAGTTTTGGATTGAACCATCCTCTCCGTAAGAACTTCACGACAAACGGATGCCATTTCAAATCGAAGCCGATTTTTGCGCCACTGGGTCGAGTTTCGTTCTTTAGCCATCGCCACATGGTCTGCTCGGAGAATGGGCCGAATCCGTTGCTGGCATTGGGGGTAGGTAATAACCCAGACCCTATCTCGGTGATGGGGGGCGCCGATGGCGGAAGCTGATACACAGTGCCATTCCGCATCATACCCGATTTCGGCCAGGTCTCCGAGAACTCGACCAAACCAAGTCCCCCGTTCTCCTGCAAGTAGGTTTGTGACGTTTTCCACGATTGCGTATCTGGGTCGTACTTGCTGAATGATTCTGTGTAATTCTGACCATAGCCCAGACCTTTTGCCTTCAATGCCCTTGCGATAACCCGCGATGGAAAGGTCTTGGCAAGGGAATCCTCCGCAAACAACGTCAATTGTTCCAGCGTACTGGCTGCCGTCGAGCTGGCGGATGTCGTCATGGATTGGAGCGTCCGGCCAATGTTTGGCGAGGACTTTTCTGCAATAAGCATCGATTTCACAAAAGGCGGCGGTTCGCATTCCGGCTCGTTCAAGGCCAAGGGAGAAGCCGCCGATTCCGCTGAACAGGTCGAGAACCCTGAAGCCTCTTGCCTCGGGATGAATTTTGGGTGTATCTTCATATGGCATCACCATTCCTTTCAACAGTTGGTGGTGTTAGGGGTGAAGTTTCACAGGCTTCACCCCACAATTGGTATCACGCTTCATCGGCTTCTTCAAGCGTTACATAATCCGGTGCGTCCTGGCGGGCAACGGTTTCGAGCATTGGAATTTCGCCCATGTCGTCGCGGTGCGTGTCTTGGAGAAGCTTGGCAATGTCGGCAACAATCGCGGCAAACTCGTGGCTCGTAAACTCCTCATCATTGTTATTGATGGTCGCAAGGATGCGGAAGTCGCCATCATCGCGGGTGTAGCCTATGGATACGGTTTTCATTGGGCGGCTCCTTCGCGAGTCACTTCAACGATAACCGTGCGAACATTGGTGCCCGATTCTTTGAAAGTGCCTTCCGGCAAGTCCTGAACGATGCGGCCATGGTCTGCAAGGAAGGCTCGGAAGTTGGAGCGGGTTTTGTTGTCGCCAGTCGTGAAGCCGGGCGACATGATGGCGTAGAGCTTCCCTCCGGGCTTGAGGAATTGGAAAGCGTGTAGGACGTGCTTGATGTCTTGGTTTTCGGTAAATGGCGGGTTCATCAGAACTCGGTCAAAGGCTGGATAATCCGGGGGTGAAAGTGCGAGGAAGTCGGATGTTATCGGCGTGAAGCCGTGCGTTTCCAAAGCTTTCACTGCGTCTGGATTAAGTTCGCAACAAGTAACGACCGCTCCGGCAGCTTGAGCGGCCAAGGCGATAGCTCCGGCGCCTGCTGATGGTTCGAGGCATGACATGCCAGAGGCAATATCAGCAAGCCGAGCTAGTTCAGTAGCGATGCTTTCCGGCGTATAAAACGCTTGGTAAAGCTTCTTTTCGTTTAGAAGCTCGCCAGTCGTCAATAGGCTTTTAATCTTCTCGCGGGCGGCTTCGGACTTAAAGAGGTGGCGTTTTTTGCCCTTGTGCCATTTTGCCCCGGCAAGTTTTAAGAAGGCGTCAACATCCTCGTATTGCTTCCGTTCAAGCATCTCGCCGGGAAGCGTCAAGCCCTCCTCGTCGATGACCGAGCGGGAAATGATTTCGATAATCTCCGGGGTGGCTTGTACCATGTATTTGCTGGTCGGCTTAGAGTTGCAACGGATACCCCCTTCAGGCATCACAGAGCATTGCGAGTCAGGCACCGAAGGCGGCGGCAGGTCAATTGATGCCAGCCAGTTTGTGGCGATTTCGGCCCAATTGACGGCAGACAATGCCCCGTTTAATAGGTCGGCGTAAAGCCCCTTGAGGTAGGATGGAATCTTGTCTTCAATTTCCTTCTGCAACCACGTTGCAAAGGAATGGGCGGCGGCTTCCTTATCGCCTTCAAAAAAGGCGAGGTCAGTCTCAGCGTGGCCTTGAATCTTTCGGTATTGTTCGACATCATTATCAAGCCATAGGCTTACTGCCCAAGTCTCGTAATTCGTCCATCCGCTGGAATGATTGGGGGCGTTTTTTCGCTCGATTCGTTCAAGGCGGCGAGCCAGGTCGGTAACGGCAGTTGATAAAGATTCTAAAGTGTGGTTAGCTTGGGTCATAATCGCAAACTCCATTTTGCGGTTAAAGAAGGGGTGAGGATTGTCCGTCCTCACCCCGACATTACTACGCCGCAACTTGAGTTGCAACAACTTCATCGAAGCTTGCAATTGCCTTGGGTTCCTTCTTGTCGGCAACCCACCAAAGCTGACGGTTTACCTTGTCCCGGCGAAAGCCACGGTCGATAAGCTCCCGTTGCTGGTCGGCGGATAGGGTGCCGAAGATAACGAACTTGTCGCCCTGATAGGGCTGGTGAACGGCAAAAGGAACGGATTGACCTTGGGTGTTTGAAGATGTATTGTTCATAACTGTTCTCCTTTGGAGAGGTTGGACATAAGAGCCTTCGGTGATTTATTCATGAGCATCGAAGGCTTCTTATTAGTAGCAGATTCAATGCTTTGCACAAGAAAAGAATTTCATTCACAACGCAAAAAAGTGCTTGAAATAGGACTCGAACCCTCCACAATCGCCCCCATGAATGCCACTTACTTTCTTGGACGCGAAGCGTCCGAATGCCACTTACTTGCTATTTTTGTTGGCGGAGGGTTTCACTTGTGTGCCTCCAGCAAATACGTAAGCACGGCTATCCCGGCGGCTTCGCTGATACGCACGCTGCCCTCTAGAAGGTAGCTATTCCGCTCGGCATCGAAATGTGCGACCTTATATGCTTCATCTAACGCTTTCTGGTATGCTTGCTGGTTGATATTCGGCGGTAGCTCATCTGGTCTCAATGGTTTCCGTTTGGGCTTCCTGTGGGGTTTACAAGCGAAGCATTCGTGAGCGTCACCGTCGTGGTAATATTCACCTTCGCCCTTACATTGCTGGCAATCGTCTGGGTTCATCACATACCCCGTCTGCCTGGCTCATTCTCGTAAACGTACTCTTGGGCCTTCCGTGCAAATTCAAGCCATTTGGGAGAGGGCCGCTTATCGTCGCATTGCCCTTTGCGGTAATGGGTCTTGATGCGGTTGCGGATCGGCCGCGGCAGAAGCATCCAATGGGGTTTGCACATGAAGATTTCGGGCGGGACTTCTTCATTGCACCCGATGGCGTGGCAGAGATGGATGGTCATGCCGAAAAGGTGGCACGACTCGAAGGACCGGTCAAACACTTTCTTGCGATAGGTTGACCGTAGGCGGCCTCTTGGCCGGTGCGAAGCACGGAGCGACGCGAACCCGTAGGGGAACCGGCCGGAACGGTATCGCCAAAAGAAAACCCCGCTTGCGCCGAAGCACGAAACGGGGTAATCTCCTCATTGTCAAAGATGAGGAGTCGAGTATGCCACTATTGCTTGAATATTGGAAGCCCGTTGTGGGCTATGAACACCTTTATGCCGTATCGAATACCGGACGTGTCGAATCAATAAAACGACGAAAGCCGATGCGTACCTATAAGAATTGCGGGTACGAGCGTGTCTGTCTGAATAGTCGTAATCAGCAAAAACATCACCTTGTTCACGCACTTGTGGCGTTTGCTTTCATCGGGCCGCGTCCATTAGGGCTTACGATCAATCACCGCAATGGCCGAAAGGGATTGAATTGGGCGAGTAATCTCGAATACCTCACTAACCTTGAGAACAGTCAACATGCCGTGATGCTGGGTCTAAGCAATCGTGGCAGCCGACATGGCAAGGCAAAGTTGAATGAGAGGAAGGTGTTGGAGATCAGGGCGAAGGCTGCGGAAGTATCGCAGGATCTGATGGCCGTGCAATATGGATGCAGCCCAACGACGATCTCAAGGGTAATTTCGCGACAAATGTGGAAACACGTTTAAGCGAAGCCCGGCCATCGCCCTAATCCTGTGTGCGTCCTCTTCTCCCCTGATAGGCGGGCTACTTCTCAATTGCCTTCAAAACCGGCTCCACAACCTGTTCAGCGATACCGCGGCAAGCTCTTTTCATCTTCTCTGCAAATCCATCGTCGGCAGGCTCCCATTGGGGGCAACGCTTGCATGTCTTGAGCTTGGGCTTTGCTTTGCCAATCCATTGGTCGATGTAAGGACACGCTGCCCAGCAGGCTTTATCGAGAATTGTCGGTTTTGTGGTCATCCTCAACCCCTTTCAATGACTGTGGGCTTCATTTCTTCCAGAGCATGCCGATTATCCAAGAAATCGGATAAGCCCACCATGGTGTTTTATCGTTATAGGCCATTCACCAGTCTCCTTCACCGCAGCTTAGACAGAGGCATTCTACGTCGCCCTTGCTATTGATGTGATGGCTGCAATGGGTACAGCCAGTGACTAGGGCAACGGTGAGTAACGCAATCGCAAGCTTCATGAAAGAATCCTGCCACAATCCACAAAAAACGCAAGGCAAAAGCTTGTCTTAGCAAATCAGCGATGGCAATAATGTGTCATGTGGCGGATTCAAGTCATTACCGATGTCGGCTCTCTCAGTACCTACCTGGGAAAGAGTGACGGGGGTTATTTCGTCCAAAACGAAGATTTGCATCGCGAGATAGGGGGTGAGGGAGCAAAGAGGCTTGGGTTGGCAGAACCGGACTTTGAGAAGTTCCTTCGGCTGTTGAATGGCCGCGATCCTCATACCAATGACCAGCTCACCGCCCAGCTTATCGACGGAAGAATCCCCGGCTGGCATATCACCGCGTCCCTTCCTAAGGGCGTGAGCCTTGCAATGGAGGGGGACGATAAGAGGATTACTGATGTTGTTTGGGAAGCGTTCCGGGAAACGATGGCGGATATGCAGGCCGAGGCTGTGACGAACATGCGAGGTGGCCGGGACGGAAAGAAGCAGACGGGGAATATCGTTTATTACGCCGAGGAACATGCAGAGACGCGCCCGGCAAAGTCAGATGCTATGCCAGATCCCGACCACCACATTCATGGGCTTATAGCAAACGTAACCTGGTGCGAAGAAGCCAAGCAATGGCAGGCGGTACAGTTCAGAAACCTGATGGATTTGAGAAAATGGTTTGATAGAAGGTTTGACCTTCGTGTGTCAACTAAGTTGGCGAACTTAGGCTACCAGATCGACACAACGTACAAGCAAGGCAAATACTACTCATGGGACATCAAAGGCATCCCCGAGACATTAAAGGCCAAGCATTCCCGCCGGTCACAAGAGGTTGAAAAGCTGGCCAAGGAACTGAAGGTCGAGACCGCCGTAGGAAAGGATAAGCTCGGTGCCACGTCCAGGCTCCATAAACGAGAGGACATGACGCTTGATGATTACCGGTCCTACTGGAACGGCAAAGCATCGGAAAGCGAAAGGAAAGGGCTTGCAGAGACGATTAAAGGTGCCTTGAAGGGAAAGAACCCCAAACAGACAAACACCGCTGAAAAGGGCATTTCCTTCGCAATAGGCCATGAGTTTTACCGGGATAGCGTCATCGACCAGAAGAGACTTGAGATAACCGCCATGGAACGCTGCATGGGCGGGGCCAAACCAGAGGAGATTATTCCCGAAGCTCTCCGCCAGGGCGTGCTCCTCAAGAACGGAGAAGCCACCACTCGCGAAGTCCTTGCAGAGGAAGGCCGCATCATCGACTTCGCCCGTGAGGGGAAAGGGACAATGCGGCCGTTAGCGGGTGTACTAAGTCCGTCCGAGAAGGTTGCCACACTCTCCCCCGAACAGCAAGCTGTTATTCGGACATCGGAAAGCATTGACAAATCAGGGCAAAGCGTCAGCGGTTCAAATAAGCATAGCGGCCTGAGCTTAAATGAGAGGGGGACGGCTACCGGCCGGGCGATTCCCATCGGAGTTTCCAATGGAGCCGCCCCCCATGGGCGTGGATTAAACGTCCAAAAAGAGATTGCCACGCTTTCAGCCGAACAGCAAGCCATTTGTGACTTCATCCATAAATCCACCGACCGCGTAATCATGATCGAGGGCGACGCGGGGACGGGTAAAACCCAGACCATGCAACGGACAATCCCCGGCATCGACAAGCCCGGTGTGTTCCTTGCTCCATCGGCTTCAGCTTCCCGCGGGACACTTAGGGAGAAGGGCTTTTCAAATGCCGATACCATCGCCCGCTTCCTCGTCGACCCCAAGTTCCGCGAGGGCGCCCGCAACGGATACATCTACATCGACGAAGCCCCGCTGGCGGGTATCTCCGATATTGACAAGGTGTTCGGGTATGCGAAGGAACTGAACGCAAGGGTCATTTTGCAGGGCGACCGCAAGCAGCACAAGAGCGTTGCCCGTGGAAACCTCTTTGAAATCCTCGACAAGTTCGCTGGTCTGCCGATTGGAAGATTAACCGAGAACTGGCGACAAAAGCACAAGGGATACAAGGAAGCGGTTGCAGAAATCGCTAAAGGTAATATACTCGCCGGGCATGGACTTTTAGAGAAGCTTGGGTGGGTGAAACAGGAACAAGGTTATGATGCTTTGGTTGACGATTTTCTCCGGATGGGTGATATGGGGCGCAGCGTTCTCGTGGTTGCACCATCGCATAAGGCTGGCGGGGCAATCACCGATGCAATCCGTGAAAAGCTCAAAGAGCAAGGGAAACTAAAGGATGAGAGACCGTTTGAAAGGCTTATCCCGCTTCATCTCACGCCAGCCCAAAAAGGTGATAGGCACTCCTATGATGGAACCGAAGTACTGCAATTTACACGAAATAGCGGAGCTTACAAGGCGGGTGACAGAGTTAACGTCGCTGATGTTGCAGGCGGAGTCGGCAATCTCCGCCCTGAACATTTTAGCGTCTTCAAACGAGAGGAGATTAGACTCGCTGCTGGAGAAGCCATACGAATCACCAACGGGGGTGTGGCATGTGACAGTAAAGGAAACAAGCATCGCCTCGACAACGGAAATGAGTACACCGTGTCCGGATTCACCAAAGAAGGCGACATTAAGCTTAATAATGGGTGGATTGTCTCGCAGCGATTCGGCCATCTGAAACACGCCTACGTCTCAACGTCCTACGCCGTGCAAGGGGCTACTTCCGATTACGTTCTGGCTGCAATGGGGCGTGATTCCATCGGAGCAATGAACGCTGCCCAGGATTATGTGACGCTCTCCCGCGGCAAGTTTGGGGCGAGGATTTATTCCGACCTTTCCCCCGATGAACTCCGCAAACATATCCAGAAAACCGACTCGAAGAAATCGGCTTCGGAGCTAATGAACCGCAAGCCCGCAATCCATCCCATGGACGCTTTTTATCGGCGGCGCCGCATGATGCATCAGCAGAAATTATTGAACCAACGTTACATCGATGTTATGAAACCCGAGGTGCAACATTCCAACCACAGAGGAAATCGCGAGCTTGTTCGGTCATACTGAGATTCCCGAGCCTGAGAACGACCAGGCCAGAAAGCGTGTGTCGGCCACGCCGGATGAGGATGTATTCCCGATTTCAATCGCAGAGATGCGGGGCGATTCCACGGCGATGCGGCCGACTAACAAAGAAGTGCCACGCTTGCATGTGATTAAGCGGGACGGCTCGATTGAGACGCTTCAGAACATTCACCTCGATGTGAAGAGTGCCTTCTACGGCAATGGGTTCATGATTCCCTTCACGGGGGCGAAGCATTGGGAATTGCGGGTGAAGGGCTACGGCGAGATGTTATGGCGGGCGTACGATTATTGCACGCTCAAGCGGTGGCCCTACATTCGGGAGGTGACGCGAGACTTCGCCAACGACGCAATGAAGGCGGCGGAGAAAGGCGTCGTGTTTACGGAAGTGGAGATCGTCGATGTCACGCCGAAGGCATTGAAGGATTAGGGTGCCTCATCTGGAGTGCTATCAACGAGTTTCTGGCCATCCCAAGAGAGCCGCCGGGCGAATACTCCAGAATCAACATTCGCCAGGCGTTTAGCAAGCGTTTCCGATAATACGGCAACTCCTCCGTTGGGGGCAATGGACAGCCAGAAGTCGAAGGGCGGCTTTTGGACATCAAATATGCTGAAGGGGGTCATGCTGACTCCGAAGGGGAGAAGGGCTTGGCCAAATCCGCGGCGTTATAACATTCGCCTCGTGGCGGCCACACGCCTTGCCGAGCCACCTCCAGCCTCTGCGTCAATTCCGTTATGATTTCCATCATGGCGGGGGCTTGGGCAAGGAAGCGGGCATCGGCGGGGTGGTTTAAATGGTTGCACTTGGCAATGACTTCAAAGGGTGGAGAATGCCTTAAACACACAATGCTTTCATCCTCGCCAAACGCCGCGACCAATTGTCCTGGCATCCTGGTCGCATCAAGCTTTTTGACGTGCTCTATGCGTTCTGAGAGGGTGGGGTGGGAGATGGTGGTTGTGGTCATAAACCCAATAATCCTTTGCAAAATGCTTGAAAGAGCGGTGCGGTCACAACACCCCCAAAAAGGAAGGCGGCGATGAATCTCCATGGGGCATTATCAAAGATCCCGGCTACTCCAATACAAGTGAACATGCCCCACAAAGTCATAGCTGGCCTATCCGCCCATTGCCCATACTCACCCCCCTCACCTTGGTTTGCTAATGCTAACTCCGTCATTTCGGAATACCTAGCGTGTCTAAGACGGAAGGCGGCAGTATTCCAACTCCGACGAATACCTGGGCAAGTGGGAGAATCAGTATAAAGGCAAATCCAAGTATAGCTACTAGGAATAGTATAAAACTAGCCTGCATTTCTGTATTCATGTCATCGCTCATTTTGTTACCTCCCGTTGCCATTTACCCTTCTTCCTGTGTGCCCGCATCTGGTCAACGAGTTGGCCGTATAGCAAGCCCTCGGCGTCCGCATCGAATGCTTTTTCCAATCTCAAGGCGAGGTCGATGCTTATTTGGCGGCGCCCATTCAACACATCGCATAAATACGCTGCACTTATGCCAAGCTCGGCGGCGGCATCCTTTTGGGAAAGGCCTGTATCTTTGATGATTTGTTTGACCAATTCGCTCATAAGCGGACGTTAGTACAAGTCACAAGTCATTGCAAGAAGTATTTGCTTGCGCGTTCAAGCGTTCTCATTCATCATCCACGCGTTACTTGTTTCATTCGTGAAACTAGGCATTTCGGGTCTTCATTTCGTAAAGGGGTGATGGATGAAATGTGTACGAAGTCTGATTGTAATGGGGAATGAAAAACTGAGTCCATCAGTTGCCCATTTCGATCTTGAGGCAGGAATCACCTGCCCCGGCAAAAGTCAGCTATGTCTGAGGCGATGCTATGCCCGTAAAAGACGCTTCTTGTTTCGACAAGTGAAGGAACGGTTACGTTGGAATTACGAGCAGGCAAAGCGAGGCGATTTCGCGGATAGGATGACCGACGAGTTGTATCGTATGGGAATCCTGTTAATGCGGTGGCATATTTCTGGGGATGTATTCAGCCCGGCGTATGCCCGCAAGATGCTGGAGGTTATCGGTAGGTCGTCACACACGATGTTTTGGGCGTATACCCGAAGCTGGCGTGTGAAGACCATCTTTCCGATACTGAAAGCCATCAGCTTAATGCCCAATATGAAGTTGTGGCTGTCGGCGGACGCAGAAACGGGTTATCCCGACGAGGTTCCGGACGGAGCGAGAGTGGCGTGGATGCAAACCGAAGCATGGGAAGATGTAGAGCAGGCCGATTTGGTCTTTCTCGACAATCCCCTGCGAAAGGAACGTATCCCGCTCGATGTCGTGGGGAAAGTTTGCCCTACCGATACTCCGGAAGGAAAGGCTCGCGGCGTGACCTGTGCGACGTGTCGCGTATGCTGGAAGTGATTTAGGCTCCGTTCTGCCCGCAAAGGGTGGGCGGAGCCTTTTAGAAGCGGCCTTTGGAATCGTCCACTTCCAGCCCTTTTTCCCGCTTCATCATCTGCACGACAGCGTAATAGATGCGTTGGGCATCATCGTAGGCGCCTTCCGCCCGATACGGGACCGGCTTGAACCAAGGCTTTGTTGCCTGATAATGGTTGCTGGCTTCGCGTTCTCCGAACTTATCAAAATCCATGCCGTTTTGGCGTAAGTATGCCCTGACCTGCGGGCCGGGATCGCCGTCGCGGAAGTACATCCGCCATTCAAAATGACCGTTTTCGGTGCTGGCGTATTTGTCGATTTCCACGCCGGTCGGGTTGTCGTGGGCACGGCCTTCAAGGAGGGTGTAGGACTTCTTTTTCTCAAGCTCCTTGCCTTCTTTTTTCAAGGCTTCTTGAAACGTTTGCGGCTCCGTCGCGGTCGCGGCCTGCTCGGTCACTGCTTCCTGAAGTGTTTGCGGTTCCTCTTGAGTCTTGCGGCGTGATGCCATTTTGCCCTCCCGTTGTGGTTTAGGGAAGCTAAGTCACAAATTCAGGCGGATGTCAAGTAGCGGGGTAGAACGGATGTACAGATCGGAAGAAAAAACGAAAAAAAAAATCGTTTTTTATCTTTGCTCTGATGAGCGGTATACGATTGAGAAGTCTACCAAGTACAGCTCTCCAAGTGTCCTAGCGTTCTTTTGTATGACGTGTGCAACGTCAAAGGAGAATCCCCGTGCGCCATTTCCTGCTCGGCTAAAAGTTCCCTGAATTAACCGAAGTCTTTTTCCCTTTGTCTAGGGTCACGTCCATCGTGCGCCCGCATCGTGAAAGGTACGTCCATGCGTAAATTCGTCGAAGAATGCCTGTCGTTTTGGAAAGAAGATCCGAACAACGTGCGGTTGTTCGAGAACCCGGAGGATGAGCAACGGCTCGGCGTGAGCTTGGCGAGGGGGCAATTGGAGCCTCTTTTGGCCGATATGTCGGGCGTGGTGAAGGACGGTGGCCGGCGGCTGCGTATTGCCCGAAAGAATGGGAAGCCGGAAAAGCTGTTCGGCATCTTAACGGACGAACCGCTGTCCGCAAGCGAGGTGCATTTAATCACAAGCTGGCACAAAGCAACGCTTTCCCCCATCGACCAGTTCATGCGGATTGACAAATGGTTCGAGGAGAACCCGAATGGCACGGCCAAGGATTTGGCTATCCGCACGGGCTATGACGCCAGCATGATTTCCAAGATTTTTAGCCTTAAGGACACCATCGATGCCGTAAAGGACGCGGCGGCGGCTGGTCGAATCGGCATCTCGATGTGGAACGAAATCAGCAAGGTGGACGCCCAGAAGCAACATGACATGCTCCTCGCTGCCCTGAACGGTGCGACGCGGGATGACATCGTTACCAAGGGTCGGGCTGCCCGCAACGGCTTCACCGAATCGAAGTGCAAACGTGCGTCCATCCCCCTTCCCGGCGGGACGGTGACGATCTCCGCCGAGGAGCTGGATATGGTCATCGGGCTGGATCTGCTCGAAAAACTCATCAAGTCGTGGCGGCGGGACGTTGGGAAAAAGGACATCAAGCAATTTGTGTCGGATCAAAAGAAGAAGCTGGAGGCCACGCCATGAGCCAGTCCTTGTTGCACGATTGCGCCTTCGTGTTAACGCATAATGTGATGGTCGTGACCGATCCCGAGGGGGACTATAGAGAGGCGTTCTTACGGCTCTACGAAATTATCAAAGCGGGTTTGGAGTGTTACGAAACCAAACGAGGACGGGGTGATTCACGGCTTGATCCGGGGAGGAACTGATGTTCTGGATTTCACGAAAGATGCTTCAGGTTTACGTTTTGGGCATGATTTACCTCGTGACCATCGCCGGTGTGGTGGGGTTGCCATGGTCGCTTATCTTCGTGCTGGCGGGGATAGTCGCCCTGGTGAAACCAAAGGCCAACTGGTGGAAACATGGGACAGCGAGGTGGGCGGAGCGGAAGGATTTGCGGGGGATGATTAACGCAAGGGAAGGGTTGATTGTGGGAGCGCTCCCCCATGCTCCCCGCAAATCGGCGGTGCTGGGGCTTTTGGATATGAGTATTCCCAACAGGGAGGCCATCGCCGCGTTTAACAAGGACAAGCTGGTTGTACGGTTAACCAAGGCGATTCACACCTGTACGTGTGCGCCAACCCGGTCGGGGAAGGGTGTGTCGATCATATTGCCTCATCTTTTGACCTGCCCGGATTCGCAAGTGGTGATTGATTACAAGGGCGAACTCGCCCTCCTTACAGCGGCCTACCGGCGCCGGTTCGGTGAGGTGCATGTTATCGACCCCCATAGGACACTACACGGCAAGATTCCCTTTGAATCGGCGACGTTAAACCCATTGAGCTTCGCAAAGGAACTCGATGACGCCAAGGATCTGGCGAAAAGCTTTGTCATCCGGGAGGAAAAAGAAGACGGAAATTCCGGCCATTTCAAGGATACGGCGGAGATGTTCATATCGGCCATTATCGCGACCACCATGACTCACGCTGACCAGAGTCACAGGAACCTACAGGCCGTGCAGGACATACTCACCAGCCCGGAAAAGCTAAAAATCGCCATCGAGGTAATGAAACGATCCGGAGGAATGTTGCAGAGAATGGGCAATCAATTGTCTTTTTTCATGGGGGAGGAAAAGGGCTCGACATTAACGACGACGGCGAGGTTTATGCGGTTTTTGGACTCTGAGAGAATCGCCGAAAACTCCCGGACGAGTTCGTTCGTTCCCCTGTCAAAACCCATGACGGTCTACATTGTGCCGTCGTTAGAGCATTCCAAAGTGCTGGAGCCGTGGGTGAGGATGGTCATAGGTGTGATGTTAAAGGCGGCGATGAGAGGGGGGCTTCAGGAGAGGCGTAAAACGCACTTCATCTTCGATGAGGCGGCGAAGCTCGGCCATATGGATGTGGTGGATGAGGCTCTTGATAAAGGTGCAGGTTACGGTGTGCGTTGCCACTGGTTTTTTCAGAGCGTGAATCAGGTGGCTAAATGTTTCCCTGGCCAGGAAGAAACGTTTATGTCGAACGTGACGCAGATTTTCTTCGGCGTGAACTCGATGGGAATCGAGAAAAACAACGGCACGGCGGAATATATAAGCAAGCGCCTAGGCTCCGCTACGGTTTTATGTGAGTCGTGGCAGAATGGCCGTAGCTCGGGAAGCTCATCGTCAAATGGCAGGGATGTGAGCTGGGGGATGAACTGGGGCAAGAATAAGTCTGAGACACTTACTCAGCATAAGAGGGAGCTGGCAACCGCTGACGAAGTGCTGCAAACGCCGGCGGATGAGGCCATAGTGTTCTGCCCCTCGACGCGGCCGATAAAAGTTAAGCTCGTGAAATACTACAGCGACAAATGGCTGCTCAAAGGGCAAAAGTCGCATATGTTTGGGTCGTTTCTGTTGATGCTTGGCACGGTGTTTTTGTGCCTCGTAGGCACTGCCATGGCCACGCATTTCATGAAGGGAGGGTTTCGATGAGTCCGCAAGAGGAATTTCAGAGCATCACGGCAACGGAAGCTGTGACGGAGGGTATCAAGGAGGGTGTGGGGGCGTTTCTGGGCGGTGTCGCCACAGTCGCGGGAACGCTTTTTGAGGGGATGGGACAGGCAGCCGACCACCTGATTCCCCTCGGGGCGTCGGAGATCGCCGCCGGGCTGTTCAATGGAAGTGGATTCGTCATGTATCCGCATCAAGTAGGGCAGCCGAGCGTCGAAGTGCAACAACCCGAGATTTCGCAATCACACGAAATCGATCAGCCCGAAATGAGTCGGGGCGGAATGTCAATGTAACACATGGTCGCCCGGGGTCACTAGCTGTGTAGGCGAACTGGCCTCGGGCATCTTGAGGGATAGAGCGATGGAAGCGGGACTTGTGATTTTGATTATTTTGGTCATCGTGGCGGTCAAGGTGGTGTTTCCCCTTTACCTGCTCTTGAAAGAACCTGAAGCCTACCAACGGCTGAAAGCCCAAGAGGCTGAAGAAGGCGCCAAACGCCGGGAGATGATGGGCAAGGCTGCGATGGGCGGCTTGAAGGTCGCCAGCCTGTTTTTCAAGCGGTGAATCCCAGAGCGTCTTTTAAGGAACGTACTATGACAGACGACGGAATTGTTGGTCTTTCTGTGACCATAGTGTGTTTGATGTTGCTGAGTGCATTGTTTGCCTCAGTGACGAAAAAGTAACCCTTGTTTGGAGTATCTCATGAACCTTGCAGCGAGAATTAGTGCAACGTATGCGGCGTATTTCGCCGTGACCTGGTGTGTTGGTTTCATCTTCGGCTATTTCGGCCTTCGTGAACCAGTAATGGAGGCTTTCGTTGCCGGTATCCCGGCAGCCCTGTTCACATGGATTATGGTGGGAAAGATTCTTGAAAGACTCAACCCGGAGAAGGACGAGAGCTTCGGGAACTATCTGGTAGGGAGGTTTGCGACCGGCGTCGGCATCGGGCTGGCTCTGAACGAATTTGGCGTGCCGCCTTGGATTGTTATGTGCGGCTGCGCGGTGGTAATGGGAATTTGTATTTGGCTCGACAGGACAAGCCAGAATGGCACACAGCTTGTGGCGCCGCCCCGATAAACCGGAACGAGAAGAAGCTTTTACATCACCAAAGGGAGGGTAGTCCAATGTTATTCGCTGATGGGATGTTTGAAAACTACGGTCTCAAAATGCTTTTGGGGTTGATGCTTATCGCGGTGGGCATCCGCAAACTGTTTCGGTAGCAAGGAGGGGCATGGATGCCCTTTTGGAGGCATCCGATGGAAGAGCGTATCGGGGTTGAAAGCCCCTATTTAACTGCGATTGAGACGGCGGCGTATTTACGGTGCACAGTCCAAGCCGTGTATGCTCTCGTGAAACGCCGTCGCATTTTCCCCATGCCTGGGCGTCCGGGGCGCCTCTTGTTTACGCGGGAAGCCCTCGACCGTTATCTTTCCACTCGCCGTAGTTGACACCCAATCCACATAGGTATAAGTCGTTGAAGATGTGGCAAAGAAATCATGTCGTATTGCCCGATGGGCGGCGGATTAGGTTCGCACTTTATTCGCGTCCAGAGCGTACTAACGATTGGTATGTCCGCTTTAAAGGGCCTGAAGGCCAAGTACGGCGAGGCACCGGCCAGGTAAAAAAAGCGGCGGCGATCGACGCGGCACAGCAAATCATTCTCGAAGCATACGGACAAGCGAAGCCGGTTGTCGTGCAAAGCCAAGAGGGTGTCTGCTGGGAAGAGGCGGAAGAGCGGCTGAAGGAAGAAATGGAAGCTGACGGCAAACGTCCGAATACGATCAAGGGCTACCTGGAGACGCTGGGCAAGCTCAAGGCGATGTTCACGACGAAAGGACCTGCCGAGGTGACGCCGGAGTTGGCGGCACGCTTCAAGACGAAATACGCGACAGAGAGTCATCATGGAAAGAAACATGAGGCGAAGTCGGTCCATAGCCGCGTCGTCACGCTAAAGGCGGTGTTCTCGTGGCTTCGGGATCTGAAGCTGGTAAAGGAAAATCCCTTTTCGGAAGTCATGGCGCCGAAGCTCGACCGGCACGAAGTCAAATACGTAAGCTCGGATGACGTGCAACATTTCTACGATTGGCTGGGGAATCGTTATCCCGGCTGGGCGATGCCGCAACTCTTTTTCGACGTCAAGGCCCTCACCGGCTGCCGGCTTGAGGATCTTTGCAACCTTCGCTCTGTTCAACTTCAAGACGGGCGGCTTGTCTTCCCTGCGGACGTAACGAAGAATCGCTCAGAACGCTATGCGATTCTTCCCGAGGATGTTTATGCAGCTTTGGAGTCTTACAAGGGAGAGACGTATCTTTGGGAGAGGTATCCTGCCGAATTGATCGCGGCGAATGTAGCAAAGGGGTTTCCCGTCCATCGGCAGAATCCGGAGTTCTCTCCAGGTCGGCTCTATCGCTGGGTCGAGCAAACGATGCAGACGTATCAAAAGGAAACGGGGCGGGATTTTTCCAGCCATGATTTTCGGAAGGCCGCATTCACTCGTGCAGCTGAAGCGGACATCAACCCAAAACGGGCCGCGGCGGCATTCGACGTAACGCCGGAGGTCATGATGCGGTATTACACGGGGACGGAGAAAAAGCGGACGGCGGATGAAGTCCTTGGGGGCCTGGCCGAAAAGCTGCGGCTCAAGAAAAACGGGGAGCGGGAGAGGTAGTTTTTCAAAACAGACACCAAATTGACACCGTTTAGGCATCTTTAGGCAAGCATCTTCATTTTTGCAGTGTTTTCTGCGGAATCTGAATGCGTCGGGGATGAGTCAGAGTCAGTTGTGCTACCGTTACACTATACCCCAAAAGATCACGCCATATCCTACGAAATCGGCACGAAATGTCAATATTGCCCGTATTTCCAGGCTTTTTTGCGGGTTTTTGCCGCTAGGCGTTTAGGCATCGCTAGGCGTGGATGGTCGCCGGTGGGCAAGGTTTGGCAAACAAAGTGACACCAAACGAGCACCGGATTTACAGACTTTTACCTGCTTTCCAGCCACTTCTCAACCACGTTCGGCACGGGGCTTTCACTTCACCAATGCGATGCCGGAAACGACCAGCGAGATGACGGCAATACCGATGGCGACGAGGCCGATAATGTAACCCAAGCGTGCGTAGTGTGCGGCATCAATCGACGCCTGCCCCACCTTGTCCGCCTCAGTCGGCACCGATAAAGCATCGCAAATCTTTTTCTCCCACGCGGATTCCTTGACAAAAGCGTCCAAAATACGCTCGTCGTCGAAATCCGGGAACCAGCCGACGCACCGCAAAAAAGCAAGTCGGTCGTCTTGGCTCATTTCTTTCAGGCGAATACGCAGTTCATTCGCGGTCATATTTTCCTCCTGCCCCTTATTCGATGATGAAGGCTCGGGATTTCTGCCGGGAGGCTACCCTCCAGTTTTTGGCCGGAGGGTTTTTTTGTTGACATTGGGCGACAATGGTGTACTTACGTACCGTATCGGGTGACATCCGATACATTTCAATCTCAACCAACTAAGGAGTATATATTATGACCGACGTTGTATCAATGACGAAAGGCGAAACCGTTTCGCTGACCAAAAAGGCTCCCGGCCTGAAGAAAGTCTTTGCGGGTGCCGGATGGGACATGAAGAAACAAGGCGCCACCATGGATTTAGACCTGGCGGCTTTCTTGCTCGATGCGAATGGCAAGCTCAAGAACAAGGGCAATTTCGTCTATTTCAACCACAAGGCTTCTGATTGCGGGTCGGTGGCCAGCCGTGGCGACAATTTGACCGGCGAAGGCGAGGGCGACGATGAGGTGATTGATGTCAATCTCTCGACTGTTCCGGCGGACGTGAATGAAATCGTGTTCGTGGCTTCAATCTACCAGGGCAAAGCCAAAGGCCAGAGCCTTCGCGATCTCGACAATGCCTTCATTCGCATTGTCAACGCAGAGAATCAGCAAGAGCTGGCCAATTACAAGATCAGCGATACCGACAGCAGCCATGAATCGTTCGTTCTCGGCAAGCTGAAGCGGGATGGTATCGATTGGAACTTCATCGCTATTGGCGATGCCGACGCATCGGAACTGGGTGGCTTTGCCAACCGTTTCGGCCTTCAGGCTGCGGCATAACTGGTTACGGCCCGTGGTTCGCTGCGGGCCGTCTTTCTCAGCAAACAAGGAGGTTCCATGAAATACCTAGTTAAGCAAATGATGCAAATGAGCTTCTGGTTTGGCGTATTCGTCATTCTGGCGGCAGTATTTGCTACTCGTGGTGAGATTATCGCCCTCGGCACGATTATGATTATAACCCGTGATCAATTCGTCAAAAACACCATATCAGAGTACGCTCCGAAGCTCGTTAAATGGGCAGAACGGGTATCGGCGGGTTTATGAAGCTTTGGGCGTCCTTAAGTCTTGTCGTGCTCGTCATCATTTTCGGCACCTGGGGCATGATGGGGGCGGGCGGCTTCAAACGTATGGTGACGCTGACGGGCGTATACGCAGTGTGCAAGCCCGGCGGTTACGAGGCGGTATGCTTTCTCGACGCTGATAGCAAGCAAGGGGGGCTGTCGTGCCTTCCCTTGTCGGCTGTTGGTGGGGAGTGCCGCCGATGATTATGTTGGATTTACTCATATTCCTGGGGGTTTGCTTCTTGCTTTATCAAGCCATCAGGTTCGTTCGGTGGTGGGGAAAATGATCGTCTTCACCCTTATCCTTCTGGCTTTCATGGAGGTATCGCTTTCATTCGACAACGCTGTTCTCAATGCCAAAATTTTACAGGGCATGTCCGCGAAATGGCAACGTCGATTCCTAACCTGGGGCATTGTGATCGCTGTATTCGGTATGCGTTTGGTATTCCCGGTCTTGATCGTCACAATTGCCGCTTCGCTACCGGTGATCGATGTCATCAATATGGCACTTAACTCGCCAGAAGAATATGGCCGACATTTGGAAGAATCCAGAATCAACGTCTCGACCTTCGGCGGAATATTCCTTTTGATGGTATTCCTGAGCTTTTGGTTCGATAACGAACGCGAAACCCATTGGCTGCATTGGATCGAAAGCCGCCTATCCACGCTTGGGCTACTTAAGGGGGTGGAAATTATCGTTGCCGGAGCTGTCCTCGTTGGCATTCAATATTTCATTCCCACGCTTCAAGGGCGAATGACTTGCCTGCTGTCAGGTTTGCTTGGCATTGGCACATATATGCTGATTGAGGCTTTTACTGGCCTTTTCGATACCGACGGCGGATGCGAGAACAAACGCGGCCTGATGGGGCTTCTCTATCTCGAAGTGCTGGACGCAAGCTGCTCGCTCGATGGGGTGATCGGAGCTTTCGCCCTGACCACGAATATCGTTCTGATTATGATCGGCCTTGGGATGGGTGCTTTTGTCATCCGGTCACTAACGCTGTATCTTGTCCGGGGCGGGACGCTGAAAGAGTATATTTACCTTGAACACGGGGCACATTATGGAATCGGAGCTTTGGCGGTTATCATGCTCGCCAACATCTTTTATCCAGTTCCGGAGCCGATTACCGGCATGATTGGGCTGTCGTGTATTGCGTTATCCCTCATATCGTCCATAAGGCATCGCCATGTCTGAGCAGCAATTATTGACCCGCGAGCAAGTCGCCACAATGCTAGGTGTGGATAAAAGGACGCTCGATAGGATGGTTCAACGTAAGGAATTTCCTAAGCCGATCCGTTTCAATCGGAAGTTGATCCGCTGGAAAGAAAAGGATGTGGAAGGGCATTTATCTTCGCTGAATGCAGGCTGATTACCTACTCCTCCCCCTCGGCTTCTTCAGCTTCGCGGCGTGGCCCGCCCCGGTTTCGTGCGCCCCGGTGCCATTTTCTGCGCCCCGCTCCTCCGGCTTTGGTTTGTAATTCGCGTGCCCTGGTGGAAATCCGAGCAACTGCCAACATGCCTTGCGGGCCTCGGGTGTCAATTCGAGCCGTTCAATCTTGACGCCGGGTTTGCGACCCGTCAATTCATCCGCAGCGTCTTGAATGGCTTTGTGGGTGAAGCGGGGGTCTTTGCTGCCGGCGAGGTGATGGGCCTTCTCCGATGCTTCCTGCATGCTAATGCCGTTGTATCCCACCATGCGGGCAACGGCTTGGTAAACGGCTTTTGTGGCCGGGTCTTCGTAGAGGCGATACCAGAGGGGCTGTTTCATGCGGTAATCGAGGATGGCAACAAGATTGATTCTTGACCGCACTTCGGGCAACGGTATTTGATTGGCTCGGTAATGACAATCATGCCCGGCGGGTTGTGCTCTGGCGATGGGCACAATGGGGGAAAGAGCTTTTTCTCTTCAGGCGATAAAGGCACGAATGGCATGGGCGTGAATTTGCCATGCTTTTTTGGAGTTGGCAAGAAATTCCCTGTCTGTCTTGCGCAGCCGTCGCGGAATCGGGGTCGGTCGGGGTATTTGGCGGCATCGCGGTACTCCGCGATAAAATAGCCGCCCCCGACCGAGCCTGATGTAGCGAGGGCGAGCACGCACAGCATGAGCGGTTTGAGTGGGGAGGGAGGGGGAATTACTGGATTGCGATTGCCGCCATGGCACCGATAATGGCATACAACGCGGTCAATGTCATGATTGCCCCGAAGGTAATCTCCGGCCCCGGATTGAATTGCCAATCCTTGCGGCGTTCCTGGAGGATGCGTTGGAGGGATGTTATCCGATGGGGAATGTGAGGTTCAGGCATACATACCCTGGGTCATCGTCTGGGCATAATGCCTGACAACCGCAAAGAAGAAGGATTAGCGGGATTGCTCGCATTGGCAACCCGCCTTTTCGGCTTGGAGAATGTCGTCGTATAGGGAATGGCAGGGCGATGAACAGCCCGTGAGGAAAAGAAGGCTACTGAGGATTAGCCTGGCCATGTTTCAATGCGGCTGCCGCGAGAAGGGGCATGATGGTTTGAAAAGCTTGTTGTGGGGTCATGTCTCCCGTGAGGTAGGCTGCGATGGCGCCGAGAATGCCGATAGCGGTAACAAGATATGTCTTTTTGCCACGTAATGCTCCCCAGAGTGGCATATCAGGCTACCGGGGGCAGTAATTTGCCCGCTGCAATAAGGTCTGCTTGAGCCTGGGCTGCTACAACCGCCGTAGCGCCTTTTACAAGCTGTTTGCCATCTGCCAGAGCCTGTGCCTCGAGCGAAGCCAGCATGGCCGCCCATGAAGCGCCCGGTGCTAGTGCCGATACGGCAATAATGGCAAGCTGATACAGGTCTTGTAGGCCATGGGCTTTCACGTAACTGATGGTGGCGGCACCAGCTTCCTCAACGTCTGTGACTACGGTGCCTACGACCGGGACGGTTTTCCATTTGGCAACGACGGATTCGATTTCAGCAATGAGATGTTTAAGGCTCATATATGCCCCTATGCGGTCGGAGTTGGGGCAGTCAGGATTGCCAAGCCGTCCTGAATGTCCTTGATGTTGGCGGCATCTGCGGTTTCGGCCGTGGTCAGGTCTGCAACGGCCTTGTCAATGGCGGCGAGGTGGGCGGGATCGGTGGGGGTGCCGAGAGCATCGAGTTTTGCACGGAGGGCGGTCATGGCGTCGGTGAAGTTTGACATAATATCAAGTATCCTTTCAAATTCCCGTTTGTTGATGAAGATGAACATTGTAAATAAAATGCTCCTTTGCCGGAGTTAAGTCAAGCTAAAGAAGGTGCAAGAGGTGGAAAATCAAATAGGCGAGACAGAAGCCTAGCCCCATAGCAAATCCGTTGACGAAACTGTTCATTGTGTTCTCCATGGTTGAAGTGCAAAGCGGTTGTTTTCAAGTTCAAAATGGTCGTTATCCTTCCAGCTGAAATCACCACCCCACTTGAGGGTGAGGAGCTTGCCGATGGTGACGGCGGTTTTCCAAAGCGGGGAATTAGCGTTCCAATTAACTGAGCCATCAGGATTGAGAATAGCCCAATCGAAGGCTTTGCTGGCCGGATTACCATCGATCGTAAAATTGTGTGGGGATTGGCCGGGTTTGGCGTTAGTTAAGATTTTCCCGATGATGTTGCCGTGTTCGTCCCTGCCAACGGCGTAATCCAGGGCCTGTTGTGCCATGGAGCGGAAGCCTTCAACCATAAAGACGGGAATGGATTGGCGATGACACATATCATGCCACTGGGTATAAAGCGGTTGTAGGTCCGGATGGAGATGGGTGATATCGCGGTCGCTCATGGCCTTTTATCCGCCTTTCGATCCAGCTTGTCTTCCAGCCGGTCGAAGCGTGCCGCCATCGTGCTGCCGAGGTCTTTTATTTCGCCATGCATGGTCGCCTGGCTTTCCGTTATTTTGCGATAGAGTTCACCACGGTCTTTATCCTGTTTATCCGTTACGGTTTGGATTTCGGCTTTCCGATTGGAGTTTTCATTGTCGAGCTTCGCAATGTCGCTCCGAAGTTGCGCCCAGGCGAGAGTCGAAGCGACGATGACGGATGCGGCCATGGTGAGATGGCCTGTGGAAATGGTGGGAACGAAGCGGAAGTAACGGTTTTTGTGCTCCATTTCAATGCCGGTATCGAACTTCACCTTACTCATTGTGAGCTACCTCGTATAGTTAGCGATGAATATTATGACACAAGCTATAGCTGGTGCAAGCAAAAGTGCTTTAAGGCGGAACTCCATGGCCGAAAGGCGGAGGGAATGATTGTCAATGAAAGTGTTAAGAACACCCATTCGGGATTTGATGCCCCCGATGGCATGGCCGTGTTTGCCGAGGGCTTCCTTGTGGCGATCAAGAGTGGCAAAGGCGTATTTGGTTTGTTTGGGCGTCATGCTTTTGCAATGCCGTAGATTTTGACGTTACCAGATGTAATATTGCCGCTGGACATGAGGAATTGCACGGCGTTGTAAGCGGCGGAATTCGACCACATGCCCGCGCCCTTAGAAGCGGTGGCGTTAGTGCCGTCAGTAATAGCTAGATTTATGTCAACTGATTGGAAGGTGGCGGTGTTCACAGCAAAGAGATCGATAGTTCCGGACACCTTAGAACCCGATCCGATGGTCGTCACGGCCCGTATGGATGAGGCACCGTTTTGATTGTTGATGGTAGCAGTGGAGCTACTGGAAACGAAACCGCTGGTAACAGCGGCATAATGTGCCGCACTGTCGAAGCTCGATCCGTTGTCGGAACTCATCCGGATTAAAAGGTTCACGCCTACACTGGCTGGTAAGAGATTGTCGAGGACGAGTCTATAATCATTGTAAGTGGACGAGATTGCACTGGTGATGTCGAGGGTTGCGCTGCCGCTGGCCGTGAATGTGCCGAGATAAACCAGTGCGCCGACCGAAGGGGTTTTGTTGGGCAAGCCCAATATTTGGAACTGCGTGCCATCGTATATGATTTCATATTCGCCGCCGCTGATGATGTCGTTCGCGACGAGAGAAGCAAGAGCATTGTCGAGCATTTTCTTGATGTTCTTCGCACCGAGTCCATCAACGTTTATGGTGGCAGCCGTCGTATTTGAGGCCCCGGCTTTGAAGCTGAATTTCTGGTTTGAAGCGTAGGCGGTGATGGCGGGCGAATTCGTCAAAGTGATGACATCGCCTGTACCGCCCACGGTTCCTGCGATGAATGTTTGGTTTTGCAGGTCTTTGGCCATGGTGCATTTGATACCACCCGCGGTAGATCCATCCCCGATGACAAGACGCTTGTTCGTGGTGTCGTAACCTAATTCTCCGGATGCGGGAGTGGCGGCAGTCAAATTGGTCGCTGTATCTCTGCGGATTTGTGTTTGTGTCGCTGTCGTCATGTAAAGAATCCCCAATCATTTGACGTGCCAACGGCATCCGTCCAGTTATCCCAATCGGCGGTTGTGCCGACGGCGTTAGTCCAATTTGTCCAATCGGCGGTCGTCCCGACGCCACCGGATGAGCCTGCGACTGCTCCGAGAATCGTTACCCATGCAGATGAGGCGCCGAGATTGTTGCGTGCTCGTATGCGAATGTCGTAGCTGGTGTTGATGGAAGCCGCAGCGATATCGGTGGACATGAGGTTGCCATCGACGGCGAAAGACGGCTTCCAGTCGGAATCGGCGGAAAGCTTGAATTGCACCTCGAATTTGCCCCCTTGAGAGACGAAGAAATCGGCGTGGTTGTCCCAGACGAGGCCGAGTTCATAAATCTGGTCGGTGCCAGTCGAGCTGATGACACGGGAGTTGAACGCAACCCCGGTGGGGACATTTACGGAGAAGGGATTTGGAAGGTTGGTATCGGGGGCGGAATCAATGGTGGTCGCTTCGCCGGAATCCCAATCATACGCGGTAGATGCTTCTTCCTGGGCAGAAATGGTAATCGGTCCTATCCCGGTCGTGCTGAGTTTGCGGATGCGGAATACTTTATGGTCCCATCCCAAAACCGGGTCGGTGTAGGTAAAGGTATCCCAGACGGCGTAGGGCAACGCCGAATGCTTCAGAGGTAGTTCGATGGTGATTCCTTGGCGGGCTTGTTCGAGAATAACCTTGGCGATGCGTTGGGCAGCTTCGGGCTGGTTCGTGAAAGGAAGTTGGATGTCTTTGAAGATTTGCTGATTGTCTTGTGCCGTGTAGGTATCATTTGTGACCGCTGGGAAGTCGGTAGGTTGCCAATTCTTGTTCGGGTCGGTGTAGGTTCCCTGCACAGCGTTGAAAAGTTGCTGGCGCGTCGTTCTCGCTTGGATCTTGACTCCCCCGGCGAGCATGGCGGTGGTGATATCTCCCACGGTAGCGTCATAAACCCCGGCATGGCAGCGGAATTGGCCTTGAACGTAAGTTACGGTTCCTGCCAGAGCGGCAACGAGGGCATTGAGATTATCGCTTGGGGCGGATGCGGTGTCGAGTACGCCGTTGCAGGTATAACGGTCTTGCGAGCCGCCGGTCGTGAGGGTGACGGATTCCTCGCAATGGTTAGCGGCGGAAGTGAAATAGGTATCATTGATTTCGGTTGAGTCACAATTAAAGCCGTAATCGCTGGTCAGGTAATCCCGGATGCAAAGGGCGGCATTGTCGCTCCATGCGTAGCCGGTTGTACGGGGATCGTAGACTTTCTTTCCTTTGACGACGGCACTTACGTTTGGAATGCCTTGCGTGAAGATATCACGGTTATATTCGAGGCGGATGTAGATGTAGGCGATTCCCGAAAGTGTGTGATCGGAATCCCAGCCGGGAAATTCGTTGATGAGGTCGGTCGACGCAGCCTGGTCATCGGCGCCGAGGAACTTTTTGATGCGGGCGTAGCTGTCTGTAGCCGAATTGTTCGTTGTATCTGTCGCAGTCCCGCCCGTGGATGAGCCGTTGTCGCCGCCGGTGGCGTAGGTGAAAGTAGTTCCGCTGGGTGTGGTGAGGATAATGAACGTGCCGTTAAAAGAAGCCACGCTTTGGTCTTTGATGACGACTTGATCGCCAACACTGAAGCCATGCGAAGATCCGGTGGTGACGGTGACTATGCCATCCGTGCGGGAGGCGGATGAGATGGATTGGGCAACTGAGGAAGTGGTTTTCGGGTAGGCTCCGCTCGTAACCCAGCCGTCTGTGCTGACGCTGAGCGGGACGTCTTCAAAGTAAATCGTGCCGATTTCCGAGACTTCATGGCCGGCCAGGGCAATGACCATGTGTAGGAACTGATTTGTGTCGGCTGTCGTTGCGACGGCGACCAGCGGACCAGAGACTTTCGCCTGGCCATATATGATTTTGTGGGTTTCGATGCTCGACCGCACCATGACGCCGAAATCCTGTGAAGCTTGGGCGAAGTTGGGCTGTTTCGGATGCGGGGCAAAGACGCGGCTCAAGACCGAAGACACGACCATTGCGGCGACGGTTTTGAGAGCGAAAATGGCAACGTCGGCCCAGGTTATTGACTCAGCGGCAGCGATGGCTGCGGCGGTTAGCGATACGGGATCAGCGTGAGCGGGAGTGGGAGTAAAGAACGCAATAAGAAACGGGAGAATCCACATCTAAACCCTCCACGCACGGAGGCAATTCAAGGTCGTAAATCGGGTTTTCCCGGTTTCGGTGAGAAAGTGGCTATATGTTCCATCACAAATTCCCAAGGGTCCGTCGGGATGGAGAACGATATCTCCACGTTGGGCGTAGGATATTTGGATTTGGTCGAGATGTTCGTCGGCGAGGTCAGCGGGGGTTTCAAAGCCGAGGTCATTTAGGTATTCGTAAGCCTCGCCGAGAGTTGAATACTGTCCCTTGGCGCCATCCGTAAGGTCTTCGCCGATGGCTTTTTGAATCCAATCCGCACACCATAGCACGCAATCGGTTTGCCCCCATTCAAATTCCGGAGCATCCTGTAAATGCAAATAAAGGAGAGAGGGCCAGTTTTGAACTCTCATGGCTGTTTACCACCCCAAAATATTTGTTGGTCGGTTGCCCTTTCGACGAATTGAAGACCTTTATCGGTGGGGAAGCGAAGTTGTTGGTCGGCGTTGTTATAACGACGGACGTTGGGTTTATCCCATGCGGAGAAGCGGCTTTCTACAGAGATGGTGACGGTGCCTGTTTGGTCTTGAGCGATATTGGAAGTGTCAATATTCCCCTTATAGATGATGGTGGGGGTATCAACGAGGATGCGAGTGGTGAGGTCGAAATACCCCAGGGAAATAGTGGCGGAGCGGCCTTGGTAATACTGTCCGAGAACAATGGCGATAAGGTCGTTGGGAATGCCGGAAAGTGTGAGGGTAATTGGCGAGCGTGAAAGGTCAGAAACCTCTTCAGCAGTGCCGATGCTCCCTAATTTGCCTACACCTGAGTAGGTATCGCCGCCCCAGGTGATGTCGCCGAGACCGGTGTGCATGAGAATATCGCCGGAGTCGAGTTCGAGCTTGGCGAAGATGACGGGGATGATCGTTGACGCCGCGGCTGCTGCTGCTGTCGTCGATGTGATGTCCCTGCTGCCGGTCGTCAAAAGACCTCCATCGCCGCAAAAGTCATCGGCTGGTAAATGCCGTTGGGATTACAAGTGAACATGGCTTGCATGTCGTCCTGAAGGGCCATTGATGTCGTGGCGTTTGTGACCGTTAGCGGAGCATTATCGGCAGGACTTGAACGAAGGGCGGGCTTGAAACTAACTGTGGCATTCCCGGAACCATCGCTCGTAACATCCGAAGTGACGCGCTTGAGTTCGCTGTTGACGGTAAAATAATCCCCTGCTTTCAAAACGAGCGTGCTGTGTGCCCAGCCGTCGGTTGTGAGGGAGCTTCCAGTCTGAGATGCCCCGGCGACAAGCGGCGTGCTGCCGACAACGTTCCCACGAGGGTTTTTGCAATCGGGGTCGAAGGCGACGAAGACGTTGGCTTGCCCTTCGCAAAGGTCGAAAAAAGCCTTCCATGGAGCAGCTTGGTCGCGTTTCATGGCGGGGAGGGAATAAAGAGCCGACCAACGGGAACCAGCGAGGAGAACACGCTGGACGTTCTTTGTGAGGGGGCTGGTAAAGGTCTGCGTGTTGGTCTCAAGGCCGAAGCGGCAGGTCGTGAAATTGGGCGTGGAGGGCATGTTGATGGTCATGCACGCAACCTTGCGACGCGGGAATCGCTGCCGCCTTTTTGAAGGGCGGCGATGACGCTGTCATGGGAGGCTTGAATGATGGTGGGAGCGGAACGCATGACGGCCGCATTTACGGTTTCCGAAAGACCTGGCTGCATGATGAAGGTGTTTTGGACGCTGATGCCACCCATTTTGCTGTTGGGGACAATGGTGCCGGCGGTGTTGGGCACGAAGAGTTCGGGGCCATTTTCGCCGACAAGGGAGGGCATTCCGACGGGCGGGGAGCCGCCGGAGGCGAAAGCGGGGATACCGGTGAAATCAGCTTCGGCTGACATGCCGCCTGATGATAACCCGCCCCCGCTGAATCCGCCGAACAGGTTGCCGATTCCTTTAACCAGGGGCGTTGTGACCTGCATTTCGATAATCTGCTTTACAATCTGGCTCAAGACGCTTTTCACGGCAGAACCGAAGTTTTTGTAATCCATTATTCCTTGTGCAAGAGCACTGGAGATCTCAGCTTTTAGCTGGGCCTGCATGTGCAGTTCTTCTTCTTCTTGCTTGTGGATTTTGTCGAGAGCTTCCTTGCGGGCGTTATAAGCGTCCACGGATGCGTCGATGGATTCAATTTCGTCCGTGGTGAGGTCTTTGGATTTGCGTAGGCCGTTGTTATAATCTTCGATGGCCTTGGCGGCCCCTTCGCGTTCGGCCTTAACTTCCATGAGACGGAGTTTGGAGAGATCAAGGGCGGCCGATTCGTCTTGCAATCCCTTGATGTATGTTTGGAGTTGATTGACCTGAACTTTGGGCGGGCCGTTGAGATTGTTGTTATTGCCTTTGCCACTAAGCTCATCTTCATATTGTTTTTGTGCCCAAGCAACGGCATTAGGATCATGGGGGCCTAGATTCATTACGCCGGAAGGGAGCGTGTTGGAAACATGGGAATTGGAGCCACCACCACCTGGTACGGTTAGCAGCGAAGCACGGGCGAAAGCCGCGCCGAATTTGATGACTGCGGCTTCAGCGTGGAGGGCACCATCCTCTATGGACGCCCAGAAATCATGTACAAGCTTGATATCGGCGTCATTGGGGGCGAGCTTTTTTTCTTCGTTGATAAAGTCTTCGAGATGCCCTTTGCTTTTGAGCATTAGGGGTATCAGGGTCGCCCATTGGCGACTGAAGACCTCCCTGCCAGCGGCGGTTTGGTCGGTGATATTGCCAAGACGGTAAATAGCGTCGACCATGGCGTTCATAGCATCTTCTGGCTGAAGATTTTTGAGGGCAGTTGCGGATAAGCCGAGTTTATTCAGGGTTTCGATGGCTTTTGGGTTGCCGTCAATTGCCTGTTGGATGAAGTTATTCATCATGTAGACGGAGTGGGAAAACTCATCTACGCTCGACCCAGTGCTGGCGAGGATCGGCCTTAAGGCGTATAAACTGCTTGCAGAAAAATCGATTCGGTCGGCAAGATTCTGGATGTTGAAAGCCGCCTCGATGGATTTTTTCCCAAATTCGGCAATAGCCACGGCACCAAATGCAATACCTAACGCTTCTAAGGTGCCCTTCACCGATTGTAGAGCGGAAGACATCTGGCCCGCAGACTGCTTCACTGTTCCGGTAGCCTTATTCATCTCCGCCTGAAGCTGTGCGGCATCTGCTTTGATGCGTACAACGAGTTCGCCTATATCGGTCATTTGTCAGGGAACCTTTGCATGAGTTCGTCGAGTTCTTCGCGGGTGGGGAATTCTTCCTCGCCCAGCTTTATACCGTTGGCTCGGGCGTATCCTTCCCAGGCGTAGGTGAGTTCCCAGACGTTGCTTCGCCAGAATTCGCTGGGCTGCCAGCCGAGGCATCCGAGGGCGAGGCGTTGGTAGTCTGGCCATGGAAAGCTGCTCGGGCCTTCTGAACGATTTCGTCCATTTGAACGCTTTTTTTTTCGCGTTCTGCCTTGGGTGCGAGAGCAACCATCAGCCATGCGTAAAGCTCGGTCTTCAGGAGAACGTAAGCATTTCCTTGCCCAAGATTGTCGAGAATGGCTTGGCCGATTTCATCTTGTATGCTGTTACTGGCGTGGGCGATGAGCTTCGCAACCTCATCAAGGCGCATGTCCATGACGCCGATGACGAGATCGACGACGTCGCGTTTGAAAGATTCCTGAACGGTGCGGAGGGTGCCGAAAGAGCCATCGAGGACGTATTGTTTGTCCCCGATGGTTATCGTGCGGGAGGGAGAGATCATGGCAGGCGGGGCATGTTGATGACGGCGACGTTCATGCCCGTGGCGTTATCAAGGGTGTAGTTCAACATGCCGGTGCCGTCATTGAATTGGGTCTGACCGAAAGGCCCTACAAGGGCTAAACCGCCGTTCGTTCCGCTGCCGGGGAGGGTTACGGTCGGGTTGCCGACGGTAAGAGGGTTGTAACCTGCCGTGTTCACGGTCGCGTTCTGCACAGTTAGCGTGAGAGTACGCGAAGAGGCGTTCCCGTTGCTGAACAGTAGGAATGTGTTTCCGTTGTTTAGGAACTTATCGCCCGTCGAAGCTGAAGCGAGGGTCGAACTGATAAGTCCGGTGAGGGATAGGTTTTGGACGGAAAGGGTAGCGGCGAAAGCACTTCCTGCGAAAAGAACGAAAAAGAGGGCGAGACAAAGATGTTTCATAAATGATCCTTATGTATTGCTGAAGGTGAGGGTGCCGGACGATTCGAGCGTCGCGGTGAAGGTGAATTCCTTGTTATATTCACCGGAAGCTTCAAAGTTCGTAATGAGGAAGCTCGCTTCGATGGTATCACCATCCGGCTCAACAAGCTGATAAGTATTGAGCGAAGCGGCCTGGGCGAGTCCTTTGAATGTCTCGAATGTAGCGTCAGTAGAAGCAAGCCCGCTGACGCTGATGCTCAGTGATTTAGTGCCGGCACCTTCCAAGAGCGTGCGGAAAGAAGCAGAGTCCTTATTGGTGATTTCCACCATTTCTATGCCGAGCTTGTATGATGTCGCTCTCATAGCAGCGAGAGTGCCACCGACACCAGCGGCGCCGAGTTTTAGCAGGAATGAAATTCCTTTTTGTGCAGCCATAGTATTTAGCCCTCCTTGGCTATTTGATTAATCTTGAATTAAGGCACGGTATCTCTGGATGCCGTGGTAGCAGCGGTCGCCTTGCGGATCGATGGGGTCTTTCTGGGTGGTTTCAAAGTCGAATTGAAGCATGACGAGCGTGAAGCCGGAGATGGTTATTGCGTCTTCCTGACGGTTGAGAGCGGCGTAAATAGCACTCAGTATGCTTTTGACCGACTTCCGTCCGGCGGCTTCAAAGTCCCAACAGTGAATCGTGATGGTGGCGTCCCATCCGTTGTTGGTTTTCGTTCCCCAATCGGTAGCGGTGTCATCCCCGATGACAACGAAAGGAGGGGTTGCGGCTTCGGGCACGAAATCGAATATCTTGGTGTTGGCCCCCAGCAAAGTGGAGAGCGTAGAATTGCCCCGCAAAGCCTGATAAATCGCGGCTTGAAGGGCGTTGCTCGGGGTCGTCATTTCTTTTCAATGCCCCGACGCATGGCGTCCTGAAGGCGTGCGGCTATCCATGCTTTGCTCTTTTCAAGGGCGGGGAGCATGAAAGGGCGTGGGGCAATACGAGAGGTGCCGAATTCAAGAAGCGGGGCGTATTTAGCTGTTCCGCGTCCGGCTACGGTCATGGATTCTCCGTTGCTTGCCGGATAAGCGGTGATGCTGTTTACAAGGCGCCCGGTGTCACTCGCGGGAGCTTCACCGGGGGCTGAAGCGTGATGTGAGACGGAGCGGCGTTTGTACCAACGGCCTGATTTATTCCCGTCCTGAATGGATTTGACGGCTTCTGTTCTGACTCGTTGAGCAGAGGCGAAAAGGGCTTTATTGATTTCGTCGGCTACGGCCTGGCGGATACGCTGGTTTGTGGCTGCGAGGGCTTCCAAGCCTTCTATTTTGACGGAGAACTCCATTACCGGATCTGTATTTTAAGCAAGGCTCTTTCGGTGCGGCCACCGGCAGTGGTAATCGTGTTGAACAGTTCGTAATCAGAACCCTGCGTGCCGCTGGAAAGCCAAATAATGGTTGTGGTAGAAGTCGTGCTGTCGGTGACTTTGGTGATGCCCGTGGGAACAGACCATGAAGACGTGCTGATGGTGTCGTCGTCTAACCATTCGCTCCAATCAAGGGTGTAATCCTTGATGGCGTTTGGGTCTTTTGTAAAATCTTTGCTGTAAATGGTCATGGTGCGATGCTGAGTGTGCGGTTGTCATCTGAAACAGGTTCATCCCGAGTATCAGCGGGAAGAAGTGAGGTGCGGTCTTCGGATTGGAGCGTAAAGAGTCGTGGGTCGGCATCTACGGCTAGTCCCCGGTCATCTGCGGGGATGATGAAGACATTAAGGCCGGACGGGGTTAGGGTTTGGCTTCCGAAATATTTTGCAAGGAAATAACGCGATGCAAAATAAAAACTGCGGAACATTAGGTTAAGTCCAGAGTAATGGATGTCCTGTTACCGCTTGAGTCATCAACGGCCACAATTCGGTTTTTGGAGTCGTTTGTGTCGCGGAAGGTTTCGGTTCCTGTTCCTCCGCCTGAGACCTTGCCAAGTAACGCAGAAGCCATGCCCCTGAGTATCTGGCGGACGGTGCGACCGGTTTCCACGCCATCGGTGCGGTCGAGAAGTGCGTCGGCTATTCCATTAGCGGTTAAGCCAGATCCCCCGGCATTTGCCGCTATTTCACTCACGACAGAACCGGCCACGGCAGAAGTGTAAGTTGTTCCGCTATCTTGTGTGAACATGCGGGCGAGTCCGGTGGTGGAAATACTCATAGCATCCCCAGCCTGTGCTGCGGTTTTGGCCGGATCGTAAGCGGAGGTCAGAGTCACCCCTGATGCGGATGTGACGTTCGTAGTATTTGCTATCGTGCCGGAAGGAAACGTTGCGGAAAGGAATCCGGTGGGTTGCGTATAGGTGGCCATGCGGGAGGAAACAGCGGCATCAAGATTCGTGTTGGTAAGCCCCCAGATAGTGTCGGTATCGGCGCCGGGGTCGCCTATGGCTTGCCCAAAGGTTCCTTGCGTTTGGTGGCCGGTGGCGTCGGTGTCCCAAATGGCGTTTGCTATTTCGGTGCCAAAATCTGTTGCTGTGGCAGCGGCGGTAATCACGTTCGCAGCGAGGCCGTTGACGGTGGTGACAGCGGCTACCGTATCAATGGCACCTGATGTGGTGGCGATTTCACCCTGGCCAGTACCGTCTTTGACGGTGACGACGGGGTATCCCGCCGTGTCAACGGTTGCCGCAGCGGTTCCCTTCCAGTGGGTGGTATTTACTTCCGGGCGGCCTGCGGAGAATGTGCCTGCGGTGCCATTGAAGTCCCGAATGTCGGCCTTGATATTACCATTTGCGCCAAGGGCTGCGGGGAGCCTGCTTTGAATGTCGTCGGTATCGGCCTGAATACTGGTTGTCGCTGTTGCGATGTCAGTGGCGGTTTTAATCGTGGTGCCGCTCAGGTTAACCGTGGTTGTCGGGGCGTTTATGGCGTTCCAATCTGGGGCAACGTAACCAGCGGCGGCCGGGGATGCAGTGCCGAGGATGGCATCAACATCAACCCTGCCAGCCGGGAGAACAGCGAAGGTGCAGTTCGTTGCGGGAGTGGTCGCCCATGCGGGGGACACCGTGGCCACTCTGCCCGTTGAGTAGGTGGATATTCTGCGGGCTTGGCCAACACCGGTTCCCGAAGTGATTACGAGCCAGCAATCTTTGTAATAATCCGCAGTGGCAGAGGCACTTCCGTCAAGGGTTAAGGTGCTGGCAGCTGAATTAGTGGCAGTATTCGCACGGATGATTAGCCCTGTGTCGGCGTTTATCGACGCGGCGTTTATGGCATTTGCTGAGATAGTTCCCGTTGTCACCGTGGGGGTGGAAGCTGTACAAGCTGTCGTAACCGAGGTTTTCATGGTGGAAGTGAGATCGCCATTGGTAGGGGCGTTCGTTAAATTGGTGGCGGTGGTCGTAGTTGTGACGGTATCGACCGTTCCCGTTAGGTTTCCGGTACGGTTGGCGCGTATATCCACGCCACCGGTTCCCGCAACGCACTTAAAGCCATCCGAGGTGCCGCCGTTGCCTCCAGTGGTAGTAATGCCGTGCATGGACGTGCCGGTTGCTGCAATATCGACGCCATGGCCGGATGTGGTGCGAACGAGGAGGCCGGCACCGGAAGTTCCGCCACCGATGAGTGACAGCCCGGCTGAAGTCGTTGCACCGCCTGTTGCCGTGATCCCGGCTTGGGTCGTTCCCCCGCCAGCGGCGTTTACGCCTGAACCAGCCGTGGCTTCGCATTGCAGGCCGTGGCCGGAAGAGGCCCCGCCGATAGCACGTATGCCGTGACCGGTTGAACCGCCCGCCGTCCTTATGCCTGGGGCGGTGCCTGTGCCGACGCAGCTCATGCCGTTGCCGTTGGTCGAGCCTGCGATTGCGACTAGGCCAGTGCCGGTCGCACCGGTTCCGGATGAGAATCTTCCGCCATCACCCGTACTAGCACCGGTCGCGAGGAGGCCATATGCGTTGCTGGCGACGGTATTAGTACCACCTCCGGTGAAAGTTACGGCGGATTCTGCCCCATTGGTAGAGGCTGCCCCGGCTCCGCCTGTGACTTTGAAACCTATCCCGGCTACTCCGGTCGATGTGGCGGCACCCCCGGCGATGTTATATCCGGCTCCCGCTGCACCTGAGCCTGCGGTTGCCGCCCCTGCGGTGACGGAAACACCATGCCCTGCCGCACCGGACGTTGTACCCGAAGCCCCACCAGTGATCGTAATAGCGTTTTGGCCTGCGCCTGTAGTGCCGCCGTCAGCCCCGTTTATTGTGACGCCAGCCCCGCCTGCACCCGTGGTCGAAGCCGCCCCTCCGGTGATTGCGATGCCTTTGCCGCCGGCAAAGCCCGTTGCCGCAACACCACCTGTAACGGTGACGGCATTTCCTCCGGCGGCTGTGGTCGATGCAGCCCCGCCCGTGGCCTTGATAGCTTCAGCACCGGCGCCTGTTCCGGCTGCTGCTGCACCTCCGGTGGTGGTGATGCCGGGTGAAGCATTACCGGATGTTGATCCCGCTGCGCCGCCGACAATACTCATTCCCGCGGCAGAAGCGCCTGTGGTGCCTCCAGTACCTCCGGTGATTTTGACGCCGATACCGCCTGCGGTCGTAGTGGCACCTGCCCCACCCGCGATAGTCATGCCGTTACCTGAACCTGATCCGGTAAACGCCACTGCGTCGGCATTCGATGTACTGCGATTTACCACCAAGCCATCAGAGAGGGTGGTCGTACCTGTTACTGTCAAAGCCGCAAGCGTCGTTGTGCCGGAATTTGAGCCAGATATTAAAAGTCCGCCTGATGCACCAGCACTTGCATTAGCGAGCGCGGTTAGCCCTAAGCGTACTGAATCCGTAGGATCAGCCGCCGTAGTAATAATATTTACGGTCTGCGGTATCGCGCCAGTGCCGGTAAAATTGAAGCCTATGTTATTGCCGTTCGTGTCGGCCTGGGTCATGGCGAATTTATACCAGCCCGTTGTACCGTCTTCAGTAGCAGTACCGCCCGCCGCTGCAAAGGTGCCGTCAATACAACGCCTGGCTGTCCATGTAACGCCGCTTTTAATGCCGCCGGTCGTCGCATCAACACCCTGAAAATGAATGAATTGCGAGGCGGTATTTTTACGAAACATTAAAACACACCCCCAATAATTCTAGTTGCTCCATATGCCCAGCCGGGATTAAACGTACCCCCTGCCGCCACCGGGTTAAATTCAATGACCTCAATAGAGCCGATACCAGTAACGCTTGCCGTATCACTTACAGTGATCGTGGTGGCGTTGGTAAAGGCGGATTGGTAAAAGCTGGTTTCGTTGTTGACGTTCGTTGTGCTTGTGGTGTTATTAAGCCAATTGGTCATCGCCTGAGCCTGCGTGACGCTGGTAATGGTCAATGTCCCACTGGAGGCGGCTGATAAGGACACCGTTCCGCGCTGGACAGCATTGGCTGTCAGGACGCCAGCGACAAACTCAACTACCGTACAATTGCTAATATTCGTCCCGCCGCCGGGGTCGGCATTCGTAGCGAAAGTGACGGTGGTGGCGTTGGTAATCTTCTTGTTTGGTATAAAAGCGTTAACAGAAGTGCTGGTATTTGAGGTATTCCCTGCATTCGCCAGCCAGCTGTTAGCTGCCGTTACGCTGGTGATCGTACTGGTTGCGGATGTACCCGTCGTCCATGTTTTGGATATATTCTGGACGGCGGAATTAAGTGCGGCGCCCTGAAACTCGATGCACTGGAAGCCCACGGTCATTGCCGTTGATTGTGCAGAGTTTCGGGTGGCGGTGACGGTTGTCGTTGCAAGACTTAATCGGCATTGCATAGCCTGAAGTTGGTCGGTCAAATCACCACCCATGGTGAAGCCTAGGATGACCGTGGCGGTGTTATTGTTGGTTACAGCACTGATGCTGGCGGTGTTGCTCGTCTGGACGGTGGAGAGGGCAATCGTGCCAGACTGCACGGATTTAATAAGGTTCGTCGTGTCGCCATCAACAACGCAGGCTTTTACGGTGAGCGTTAAGGAGGCGTCGGAGGTATTTCGATTAGCAGTGACAGTTGTCGTGTTGGTTAGCTCAACCCTTGCCAAACCTTTTGTTTCGGAGGTTTGGCTGCCGGAGCAGGATTGCCCCATCAAGATGATGAATCCGCCAGTGCCAACAGCGGTAATTGTAGCGGTGTTGGATGTACTGCCGGCGGCTATCGTTATGCTAACATATTGTACGCCGACCGCCGAAAGTGCCGCGGTCACTGCTTAGACCTTCGGAGTAAGAGATACCATGGCCAGCTGAGCGGATGCTAATGACAGATTCATTTGCGTTAAAGAGACCGGATGAAAAGCATCGGCGGGAACCTTACCGGAGTTGATCTGGGCGGCGACGTATTGAGTGAATAAGTCAGGGATCGGAGGCGAGGGAGTTATCGGCACAACGGTGAGAGTATCGAGATTGACCATCGCGTTATGGCCATAAGTGCCATCGGGAGCCTCAATGAATGCCTGATTGAGTTGGGCGAGGGCGGCAAGTTGGTCGGCATTGGTGATGGGCTGGCTATTGACGCTATCAATGATGCCAGTCGTGGTGTTGTATCGAGCGTAGACGGTCATAAATATCCTATGGCGTGATGGTTAAAGCCCAGTTATGGACGGCCTGGGCAGCCAGAATGTGTAAAGCGCTAGCGGGATGGGTGCCGTCGGGCGTTGGGTAATTCGCAGTTCCGTTGGTGAGCCACTTTCCGGGGTTTGAGGGGTCTTCGACGTAAGTATTCACGTCGATTACAGCGTCGAGTAAATCACCCCCAGCAATGGAAGCAAGCCATGCGTTGTACGTTGTCCTTACTCCGCCCACGTCCATGTGCGTTTGGGTTGTCTGGTTCGCGGCCGTAGCCCATGAATCGGTTGAATTTGTCCTCGGGAACAGGGTTACAACGGCGGTTTGGAGGGGTTTCCCATACGGACCGATAGTCCTTTTGGCTGCGGTTAGCATGTCCGTTACATAGGTTTGCAGCGTTGAAAGACTGGCGTTGTTCGAGAAAATGTCGTTTGTGCCAAGCGAAATGACGAGATGCGTGACATACGGCCAGAAAACCCTCTTTCTGGGAGCGTAGGCATAAGTATTGACGGCGAACTGGTCTCCGCCGATGGTTTGGCTTATGTACGGGACGGGATACCCGTTAACACTGCTAAGGCCGCGGGCGAAGAAGCCGTAATTACCGGTGGCGTCCGCCACGTCGTAAGTACCGTCAGCAATGCTGTCCCCTACGAAGCATACCGAGGCCATCGGGGCGGCTGGAATCCCAAGGATAATCGCTTGCGGCCCGCCGAATCCAGCTCCCGAAGCGGGAAGGGTCATATCTCCGGTTCCGGGGACTTGGGAAGTGGCGGCGGGGGAAATCCAGCCGGTATCGGTAGCCCCGGCGAGGTGGGTGCTTCCGGGAATATATTGGCTGCTCGTGGAAACCAGGATGGATTGACGCAACCAAAACGATGATCCGGCGGCGAGATCCAGCCCAATCGGGTCGCTGAGCACCAGGGGGATGCCGGCACTGCCTTGTATCACTGGTAGCTTAATCCCTTGGGCGAAGGCTTGCTGATAGGTTGACGGAGTAATACTTTCTATTGCCGCTTCCCATGTGTAATCATTGGGTAGGACGTGTTCGGCAGTGCTGTCGTTTTTTAGGTAAAACCCGCATTGCCCTACTTGAAGTTGGGAAACAGCTTGTGAACCGACATAATATTTCTGGCGGTTTTGGACTCTTATATCGTTCCGGGCATCATCGGTGCCTTGACGGAGTGCGTTAAGGAGGTTGTTCCTTGTGGTGACGATCTGAGGTTTGTAAGCAGGCGGAGCGACGGCGAGAACCTGATCGACGGTGGCTTTTTTGCTATCGCCATCCTGGATGAGGTAAAGGATATCATCACCCGTTACTTCGGTTACGGCATCTAGCTCGCTGACTTTCTCGCCCATATTAGCTTTCCATGAACATAGTTTTTGAATCTTCGAGCAGAATAAGTGAGCTGTCCTCAGCCAAAGCTGCGTCTTCGGCGATGAGCTGGGGCGGTGTCACGCGCTCGATAGCTTTGAGGATTAAAAACCGCCCGCGTTCATCGTCGTTGATTATTTCCTTAACCCAGAATGTCCGGGTTCCTGAGACCAAGCGGCTGGACGGATTAAGCTCGGTGGTATAGCGGACGGTTATCTTGTGGCTTACGGGCGTCTGCATTTGCATCGCCTGTAACTTTTCGTAGGCTTTCATGGGCTGGATATTCGCCCAGATAGTAGACCCATCAACCCAGGTTTCGGTCGAGCCTCCTTGTCCGTCAGAGTCGAGATAACTATTCTGGATAGTGAGCCTATCCCGGAATAATGTGACATTACGGACGTACTTCACCGTTTGCCCATGACGCGGAATTGGTTGTAGAGTTGTTTCGCACCCGGTGGAATATCCATGGCATCATCCGTCTGGCCTCTTTGTTCGTACATCGAAGCGATATGAATCAAAATGCCGGTTTTAATCGGCTGCGGGACGGAAGAGGCACTTGCGCCATATCCGGTGACGTAAAGAACCTCAACGGCTGCCGTTAGGCGTACGCTTGTCGGCCAGGTGCAGCCGGAATTAAGTGTAACTCTCCATCCGGCGAGATCGACGAAGTAATTTGAGCTATCGAAAACCGTTCCGGTGTTCGTAGTATCATAAGTCGTTATCGACGTGACCGATTGAACCGGACCTCGCGGGAGTTCGATGCAGTTTGAAATCCCGTCATAGAGGGCGGAAAGGGGCATATCGAAAACCCCTGAGCCAAGAGCGTTATAAAGGCTGTTCGGGGTGCGGTCGAGCGTGAGCTTCCATGTCTGGGTGATAAGAGACCGCCTCATATACTCTTCGGCGGAGTTCCTTGCGGCGGTTATCAATTGTTGAACGAGGGAATCATCATCGTCTGCGTCAATCTTCGCCCATGATTTCGCTTCCGCGAGTGTGACCGGCTCCGTGGTAGGAGCGGCGGAAAGGGTGTAGGATTGGCGCATTTACTTCTTACGCGGGGCTTTCGCGGGCTTGGTTTCCTGAACCTCAACTACCTTGGTTTCGCGGGCTTCTATGACGGGTTCTGCGAAGCCGGCGGGGACAACCACTTCAGCAAGATGTTTGGAAAGGTCGCGGACGGTACCTTCTTCAAAAGTCTCCCCGTCCCCATGGCCGGTTTGGGTGCCTTTGAACGTCTTTAGGATTTTGTGCGGTTTCATGATGTCCTCATTGTGCGGGGATGGTGATGACGGTTGCGGTACGGGCGGCGGCTTCCGTTGAACCGCTAATAATTTTGACGAAGCGGATACCCTTGAAGAGGGTAGGATCAATGGCGATGTATTGTCCCTGGGCGACGGTCTTGCTTATCGAGTTGCCGGCGCCATCCTTTACGAGCTGGGATGTCCCTCCTGAAGTAGTGGCCGCTGAAAAGGTTAAGGCGGTGCCGGTGAAAGTGGCGGGGAGCTGGATTCCGACGATCATTGTGCCGCCGAGGTCGAGTTCCGTTGCGGTGGTGGCGCCGGAAGCAAAAGTAGCCGTAAGTTGCTGGCGGGGGTCGATATAGCTGTTTACGTCCGCAAAGGCGGGGAAAGAGGTGAAAATGAGGACAAAAAGAAGTCTTTTCATGCGGGTTTCCTTTGATAAGCGAGGGCTAAGCCCATTAAAAGGCTGATGGACGGGATGTAGAATTGAAACTCAATCATCGCCTGCATGAAGACGGCAAGCATGACAGCGAAAGATACTAGGTTGTGTTTGCGTGTGGTTAAAAGAACGGCGAACATGAGGACGACAAAGGCCATCGCAAGCGGGAAGCCTAATTCGATAGCGAATTGCAAAAGGTCATTGTGGGCGAAGCTCCCTGCGGTAAAGGTTTCTGTTCGTACCTGGGCGTAATAAAAACTAAACGACCCTATTCCTAAGCCGGTCCATGGGGCGACGAAGAGTAATTTGGCACTTGCTTCCCAGATTGGAAACCTATCAGCGAAGGAATGCAGGAGATGATTATATCCGGCCTGCCAATCCCAAAAGGGGGTCGAAAGGACGAGTGAGAAGCCAATGACATTAAGAATCAGGAAAGGCATCCCCGAAACCAGCGTACATCCTAGAATCCCCATCGCCACACCGGCTTTACTTTGCGTGAGGGCTAGGGCTAAAGCAAAGAACCCGGCGAGAAAAAGGTATTTCGGTTTCTTCATCCCCAAAGCGAATGCGGGAATGAGGGCGCAGTTTATAACTGCGGCGGCGTTGTTCGGATCGAGTAGCGGCCATGCATAACCTGACTCAACATGGGTGGCGGTGTAATGGACTTGTAATAACCATTGAACGACTAACCCGGCGGAAAAGAGTCCGATAACCGTTCCGAAGGAGATTATGTAGGGTTTCAGATGTTTAGGATGAAGGCAAAGCGCCATCATGGGAGCGGCGGCGAGAACCCACATATAAGGGCTTGCAGTTATTACAGGCGCCAAGATGAAGGCAGAGTCCCCTATAGCGAGTAACCATGCAAGGGAACAATACCAAAGTATGTCCCTCTTAGGATAACCATCTATTAAAAGTACGGCACATCCCGCGAGGTGAAAGAAGAGCCACGTCCCGGCGAGAGGCGATGCGATATATTGAACCGATAGCGCAATCGCCAGGGCAATGGCGTGTAGTAAAGCAGGAATCACTGAACGATGTAGGGTACGCTGACGTAAACGTGAGTGGTCGTTGTGATTTTCGTGCCGACGTTCGACAGATAAATGCCGGAGCTGGCGGCACATCCCATTCCACCGGCACCCGTCGTGATGGTGCTTTGGGTGGAGAGGTAAAGGCCGACGCCGATTGGTTTTAAGTCAGTCAGGTCGGCGATGGGCCATGAGGCAATGAGAGTACCGTCACCGCATTCCAGGGCAAGGGAGGTGGCTGATGCCGCGGAACCGCTTACCATGATGGAAATGCCGCCGAGGTCTGGGTAAATCGTTTTACCAGCCACGGAAGCCAGAATGGTCGTAAGGGCAGTGCTGGCAATGTCCGTAGAAACCGTAAGGTCTTTACGAGTAAATTGCATCAACGGGTTTCCGGTAAGGGAAGTGCTCATCGTAACACTACTCGTATTTAGCGTGCCTCCGATGGTGGTAGTGCCGGAAAGAGTTACGGTAGAACCACTATCGGCAGTGAACGTACCGCCGCTTTTGACATTTTGGGTACAGCCGCTATCCACGACTCGGGTAGTGCTGGTATTATAGCATGGCGGGAAGGCGAGGGCGGGGTAGGCGAAGAGAACCGCCATTGCCGCCAAAATAAGTCTTTTCATGGGTATTCTCCAAATAAATGGGGAGATGTTTCCACCTCCCCATAAGTTGCTTAAGTGAAGCTCTGTGCGGGTTGGATACGCTTGCGGCCGCGTACACCTAAGATAGCAATCGAGGTGCCGGTGGAGTGCGTACCGCCGAAGTTTACCGCCACTTGCAGATAACGCTTCGAGCCGCGATAGCCTACAGCGTAGGTCTGCGAGCAATCAGCATTGGCAGTGAGCTTCTTAAACGTTCCCGTATTAGTGCCGGCAACGAAATTGGTGAGGTCGGCATCAGCACACGCCGTATAGGTAACGTCGTCGGCGGATTCCTGAAGTTCCAGCTGGAGATTGTCCGTGGAAGAATAGGTATCCGCGTTCGTACCGATCATGGCGTAGATTTCAGCCGCGTCGCAGTCAGCAAGGTCAAGAGTAAGAGACTGGGCGTCAGCGTTGCGGATGAGCGGCACGAGCATCGTAACGAAGTCCGTCCCGCTGTGTAAGTTGGTATGAGAAACCATATTAAAATCCTTTCGTAAGTGTTTGAATTATTAGGTCGATATCTTCATGACCTTATAAGCCTCGAAATTTACGGTCTCCCCTCCGACGCGGCGCGTGGCATAGAAGAGGACGTTCGGCTTGCTCGAATACGGGTCACGCAGCAAGCGGAGGCTATTGCGGTCGATGATCTGGTAGGCTTGCTTGAAGTCGCCATAAGCGGCTGCAAGAGCACTCGCAGTCACGGCTGCAACATCTGCGGCAAAGCGGACGGGTCTGCCCAGAAGCGAGGGTTCCAAGCCTACGTTTTTGTCGTAGTTCATGTTGAAGATGGGGCGGGATTCGCCGTCCTTAATCAACATGACGAGGGCGTTGGTGGCACGCTGATAAAGCCAGGTAGCATTCGCCTGGTAAGGCTCTTTCAGGGCGTTCTGGGTGTTGACGAAACCATCTAGGGTAACAGCGGAAGCATTGCCGGTAACAACCTGTTCGACCTGGCCGGAGCTTAAGGTCGTGCCTGACGTGTAGGACATGATGCCTTTGGGCTGGCCAGAGCCGGAGCCGGTAATAAACGCGGTGGCTTCCTTGCGGGCGAACTTGTCGGCAATTTTGTTCAGAATCCATGCCTCGGCGTCAATGACCGCATCATCAAGGAATTTCTGAGTCAGCGGGGCCATTGCTTCGAGTTCATTGGCATAGATGTTGATTTTGCCAATGGTGGGCGTGGTGGTGTTAGAGCGTGTCTGGCGTTCCGAAACCCAATTCGCATCGGATTCATCGTAATCGACGACGATTTCGAGCGTGTCCGACCCGACCGTGGTGACGTTGGCGAGCTGACGCATGGGCGAGGATTCAAACACCTTGGTTTGAATGAAACCACCCCATTCCGGCATAGTAAGGAAGCCGCCGTTCGGATCGCTGTCGACCGACATGGCCTTCAGTTCCGGGTCATTGGCGGACTTTTCGACCAGATACTCGTCGAAATAGAGCTTGCCATTGCCGCGGGTCAGGCGAACGAAGTCGTTGAAAAGCTTGTTACGCTTTACAGAAAATGCTTTGGCATCGTCTTTCGTGGCGCCAGGAGAATGGCGATTGAGAGCGGTGGTGATCTTCTCCATCCCCTGTTCTAGGGCTTTTTGGCCTTCGAGGGCAGCTTGGGCCTTGGCTTCGGCATTTTGTGTGGCCTGCATGCCATCGGAGATAGATTTTTCCATCTTTTTGAAGGTGTCTTTGGTAGTACCTTCGAGGTCTTCGAACTTCTTGCCGAGCGGCAAGATATCGGTCTTCATTGCTTCAAACGCTTTCTGGGCGTTCTGGGCGGAGGTGTTTACGTCCTCTAACGTGATATCGGGCATAGTTGTCCTTACAATTTGATTTGGTTGAAAATGTCGATGATTGAAGTGAGCTTCTGGGCATCGCCATCCCGGCAAGGCAGAAGTGATCTGTAACCTTTGGAAACCACTGTCTGGGCTTCTTTCAGGCTTAGGTTTCCTACATCCCGTAGGAATTTCTCGAACTCGCGCTCGGTCATGAGAGCGCCGTCCTCTGATTTGACTGTCGTAATCCTGGCCATCTCATTGGCGGGGAAAGTGACAAGTGATACTTCGTGAAGGTCGAGCGTCTTAAGCGACCTTACGCCGGTCTTCTTGTCGAAAACGGATTCTTTGGTGCTAAACCCGATGCTCATCGAGTCGATGGCGCCTGCTTTGGCTAAGGTATAAACGTCATTGCCGAGCGTGGTCTCTAAGATTCTGCCCTTGAGATAAAGCCCTTCTGGTGTTTCGGTCGCGGAATCCCATACGCCCACGGGCTGAGTTTGGTTGTGCTGCCAGAGCATCTTGGGCATGCGGGTTTGAAGGGATTTGGTGAAGGCGCCGGGGAGAACGATATCTTCCTGTTGATCGACGTTACCAAAGGTCGATCCGAAGCCCTCAATAGTGCGGTCGCCCCCGTCCGCTTTAATCTGGAGGGGGAATGATTTGTGGAGAATCTTCTTCATACGGATTCCGTAGTTGTTGAAAGGTCAGTCATGACGTGCTGGCGGCCGATGAGCTTGCCATTGAGCAGATAAGAGATGCGGCTGAGTGCAATGTAGTCGTCGGCGTAGAGAATGTCGGTTTTGAAATCGAGGCCGATGGTTTTAAGACGCAGCTTTCCGAAGTCGGCAACGATAATGTTGCCTTTTTGGGAGAGGATGCGGGTCATCGAAGTCTGCACCACCACAACTCAAGTTTCTTCACTTGTCGGGCGGCCGTGATGACGCACCAGCCAAAGGTTTCATCGTCTACGAACCGACTGGTCGGGATCGAAGGATATGCGCTCCGCATGTCGTGGCCGAGATACTTCCAGCACCAATCGCCATCGCGGTAAAACGCATATGCGCTGTATCCACGATGGAAGAGCGTCCAGAGGAAGAGGCGCAATAGAAGGATGCGGGACATTTATTGCTCGGTTTCTCTTTGAAGCTGGATGCAACGACATGCGATAACTTCGTCGGCTGGAAGTGACGGGTCGCCGGGGCGGTCTGCTTGGTTGCCTCCCACAATGAACATCTCGTCAAGCGGGATGTAGTTATTCGGGTCCATGGCCGCGTGGTCGGGTCTCGTGCGGTCGTCTATCGTGGGCGACCATGCCTTTTCGAGTGCGATTCCTAGCTTCTTTTCAGCCTGACGTGCCGTCTCGGCGTTGGCGTAATTGGCGGCGGCGTGGGTTTCCGTCCGGGCAATGAGTTCCGACCGCCAATCAGAGAGATCGGTGACGCTCATGATGGAGCGGGCTATAGCAGCGGCGCCGTCTCCGGCATCCATGCCAGCGGATATCGCAGCAAGGACATCAGCCTCGGTCGTGTCGGCTATCAGTTTTGAGCGTTTTAGCCCTTCGGTGTGAATCCAGTCGTTTGTTAGCGTGGTGAAGATGGAATCTTCTTCAGTGGACTTGAATTGGCGGGACTTGACCTGTGTCAGGGTCAAAGCCCCAAAGGCGGGGATAACCTTCCGGTAATGAGCGGAGAGGGTCTCAAAGAGTTGTTGTTGGTGCTTATCGACGAGATCGAAGAAGTCCGGTTGATGATGCTCGGCGTAGCGTGTGGCGGCAGCCCGGATAAATTCGTTTTTGTCGTTGACGATATGCGGATGCAGCTTAGCCTCGAACCGGTCCATGGTGGCGAGGAAAATGGCGTGCCTACTCGGCATAAATCAGTTTGGTTAACCTCTCGGCACGTTCTTTCGTGTATCCTTGCGATTCGAGCCATTCCTGATGCTTGGCTGCCGCCATAGGGTCGGCGGTCGGCTCGGGAGGGGTAACGGGCGCCCCCGCAAGGCTTATCACCTGACCGTCCATGCCAAGCAGGATGCCGCGGCCGTCGAGCAGGAGGGAGTCGTTGATTTCCTTGTTTTTTAGGCTGTCGTGGCCCATGGCCTTGCGTTTCTCGCCGATTTGCATGTAGTTGGCTTCTTTGATGCGGTCGGCCTTTTGCTTGCGGATAGGCTCTAAAGCGTCAATCGAGTCATGGTCGTATTTGAGAACGAGGTCATCGCCGTAGAACGGGATGAGCCAGCGGTTATAAGCGTCGAGCAGCAATTCATTGAGCGGCAGGACGGTGTCGGTCCAGAATGACAGGTTGGCTTGTTCGTAGTTTGCGAATGTCTGTGAGCCGGGAATCCCTAGGATTTGCGGCGGGACTCCGAATACAAGCCCGATATTGCGTGCCGAGGTGTTCATGGCTTCCATGAAGTCCATATCCTTGGCGGTCATCGACATTTGCTGCCATTCCAGCCCGCCTTCTAGGAGAAGCGGTTTGCCGGCGTTGTTTGAGCCGGAGAAGGTGTTGTCAATCATTTCCTGCAAACGCTGGTATTGATCGTCGGTTATCATGGCCGGTTTGCCATCGGCGGCCTTAACAGTCAGGGCGCCTGAAGGGCGGCAATCATTATCGAGTTGTTTTTTGTTCCATTTCTGGCTGGCGTTGTTGATGTCGATGCCATACGCGGCGGCGAGCATTGGAGGCAGCCCATACCACGGATTGAGCGGATTGAACGTCTTGAGCTGAAGAATCTCCGACCGTCCAGATATCTTTTCAACGGGGTAGGTATAAACCGTAGATGCGTCAGGCTTGAACTCAAACCATTTCGGGAAGTAACTATCTTTGCTCGGCTCGACCTTGACCTGGCCGGGATTGAGGAGGGTCAATTCAGTGGGCGGCTTTGACTTTTTCGAGAGGTAGTTGATTCCTGCCCCGCGGATATATGCGTTGCCGCCGATCTGCCTGTAAGCGATTAAGGCTCGGGTGAACTCATCGCCTGATTGCGTAGGGTTCGGCTTGTCAAGTAAATCGAGCAGCGGGTGGGTCTCAAGCAGAACGAGCTTTGAACCCTTCTTCTGGTAAAGCCTGCGGTCAATCGAGGCTATCGCGTTGGCGATCTTGTTGATGCAAGCGTTTACTACCGCGTTCTGGCCGTAGCCTTCCGTGGAAAGCTGGGTGAAGCCTGCCCCTGTGAGCGTTCCCTTGCCCTGCCCCATGCCAAGGAGGAATGCAGCGCTCTTTTGCCCTTGAGGGGTCGCGTCCTTGCGGGTGAATGGCCACATGCTAGAGGCTGCGGATGCGGAATTGCGGCTGCGGGACGGAGAATTTGCTTACGGCCAACGCAAGGGCGCAAACGCAATCGTCGTGGAGTCCTGAGGGTGCCGTGTATTTCACGCCGCTGCGTGTATATTCGTAACCGAATTGTTCGAGTTCCATGGCGATGATTCCATCCGGGTAAGAGATTTGCTTTTGCTGGATTGCCACCGCCAAACCTTCCATAAGCATTTGTTTGCTCTGGGAAGTGAATTTGAAGCCCTCATATGACCCGTGGGTGTTTCGCTGGAGATCATCAACCACAGGGTCGCCCACGCCGGTTGAGTCTACAAGGGCATGGCCGTTGTTTACCAGGGTGGTGATGCGGGCTTTCGTCTCAGGCCATGGCGATTGCCAGCGTTCAAAGCGGCAGACTTTTCCTGTAACATCAAGGGCGATGGCAACGCACCAGTCGATGCTTTTGGCGAGGTCGATGCCCCAGCATACGGGATCGAGTGTGGAGAGCGGAGCGATGCAGTCGCGAATCGCCTTGAGGCCGAAGGGGTTTCCGCCGTCATCAGAAGGCTCGGCGAGGTAAAGTTCGCGAAATACTTGGTCGGGTAGTGTGCGGCGGGCGTCTTCCACCTCGGCGGCGGAAAGAACTCCTGCCTCAACGGCGTCGTAGGCGAGGAGCTTGTGGTAGCTCATGCCCGGTTCGCCGGATTCGGCCTTGCGGGCGAGCTGGTAAAACCAGTTTGTGCGGCCCTTGACGTTCCCGATGAGCCGCACAGGGCCTTGCGTGGCGGTTAAAGTGGAGCGGACAGCATACCAAGCCTCTTCCTTAACGCGGCTGGCTTCGTCAATGACGGCGGCGTAAACGTCTTCCCCGTAGAGGCTGTCAGGCTTGTCGGCGGATTTGAACCAGATCTTCGTGTCGTTGGCCAGGCGGATGAAAAGGTCACTCTCGTTGGTCGTGAACACTTCGCGGGGAAGGCCACGCTTCAATCGAGAATAGGCGATCTTTGCTTGGGGGAAGACGGGAGCTACCCACCAAAAGTTCTGGCCGGGCTTTCCCTTCATCGCTTGTTCGGCAAGCCAAATGATGCAACCGACCGTCTTACCAGTCTTGGTGCTGGCTTCGATTAAGGAATAACGGCAGTCATTGAAGATTGCGGCTCGTTGCTTCGGGTAAACCCAGGGCCGAGTGTAATTAAGAGCGGTCGCCGACATCGCCAATGTTGATGGTAAATGCGGCTGGCGTACCGTCCTGGCCGGATAGCTCTAAAGCCTTTCGTTTGGCCGCGGCGTATTCGGCCAATTCGGTATAAGCTTTGAGTCGTTGGGAAAGTGTTGGGCGATGTTTGATGTCCACGTAGCCGGCAATTGTAGATACTCCGCAAAGCAAAGGCTCGCCATTGGCTATGCGGGCGAGTCCTTCGATGGGGTCACATTTAAGCTTGGCGAGGATGTCCGCTACTTGGGCGGTGCTTTTGTTGGGGGTTCCCTTTACCCTGCCGCCGGTTTTGATTCCCTTGGCCATATCTACTTTCGTCTACTTTGGAAGTCAGCTTTGTGACTTAGGTCTCTGGCAGAGACAAAACTAAAAACATACCTGAAGTTTATATTAGTCCCGCCACAAGCGCAAGATAAATTATCAATCGGGATTTTTGACGGCGGCATCTTCCGGTATTCTGAAGGTGGTTTCGACTGTGCCGATAGATAACCATGGGCCAAAAAACCACCATTTGCGGCGATAGATTGGGCGGCTAAAGGATATGTAATCACCTGGGTTGAAAGCTGGAGTATTCATTGCTTGGCATCCTTGGGATTTCGGTTCCGGAGTCGCTTGAAATGCTCAATCAGGTCTTCGAGGGCGGAGCGGAGATATGCGATGCCATTCCTCTCAGCGGTGCGGACGCTGGCGTAGATAGCGGCCTGGCTTGCGGGGTAGCCGATGCAACAGACGTTGAAAGCGATTGAGCGTTCAAGGTCGCCGTCGATGGCGTTGATGGCTTCCCGGTACTCAGTGGCAAGGAATCCTGGGGGAAGGAACTCGGTGCGGGCTTCTCCGCCGTTGCGTTCGGAGTAGTTGTGCTGGGCGAAGGGGGCGTGGTAGCCGCGGCGCCAGAGGGCGTGTAGTTTTTCGCCGGCACGGTGTTGCTTGACGGTGATCTGGCAGCGTTTGAGGTAGAGATCGAGGGGCATGTTCTTGGCGACGTATTGAACTCCCCCGTTTTTACCTTCTTCGATAAGCACATCCCGGCGGATGGTCACGGTGCGGTATTTCTTGGGGTCTCCGGGGTGCTTAATCTTCCGGGTGAGCAGTACAGGCTCCTTGTCAGGAAGCTGGAGGGATTTATTCGGCGGGTCATCGTTCATCGGGCGGCGTGCTTGGTTTCCAAATGATAGCACGGCCGACGACTGGTGGGCAAGTAGCATTCAGTTATTGGCCCCGCTCAAAGTGATAACCGCGGGAGATGAGGCACTGGCGGTATAAGTCCGCTTCCATCCAGCCTTGCTTGAAAGCGTCAGTCATAGGGGCGGTGACTTTGGCAACTTCCCATCTGCATTCTCGGTCGTCGTTCATGTCCCATGTACGATCATCGCGTAGCCAGTGGCCTTGAGCGCAGGCGGTCAGAGAAAGTGTGAGAATGAGGGCGATTAGGCGTTTCATTTGCTATCTCCTTTGCAGTGGAACACTACCGGCTTTTCTCCGGCAGAGAATGTTATGCTCATTTGCTATCTCCCCATTTGCCCGTTGTAATCCATCGGCATTCTTCATGGTAGTTTATTATCAGGCCTTGTAGTGAGTTCTCGCAGCGCCCGTTCACCGTATTTGTGTCACCATGCACAACTAAGATGTTAGTTTGATAAGTGTTGGGGGCTATTTGCACGGGAGGTGTTTGTTGCCGACGGATAAGAGGCGGCTGGTGGTTGACCGCCATTTGGCACTTTTCGCCGCCGTGGGCGTTTTCGTTTGTTGTGCCGTCGATGTTTTTTGCCATCAGTCCCATGCACATACCAAGCCAGTATTGCTTGGGGCAAATGGTTTCGCATAGGGGCAATCGCCCCGCCCACGCCGGGAACGCTATCGCTGAGAGGAGAAGGGCGAGAATGATGCGGGTCATGGCTATACCGTAGGCATTTTGATGAAACCGAAGCAACCAGCCCATACCCATGTGCCCGTGCCGAGCATGAGAGTGAGGTCGCGTCCCATCGACGGGTTGCCGAATACGCCATCAGCTAAAAACACAAGAAAGGCTATGTAAACAAACATCAGAGCCAGGTATTTCGTGATAGAATGTGTAACTATGCTGAGGATAGTCAGGTAAATGTGCTTCATGCTCGGCTCCTTTGTTGGGTGTATCAGAGCGAATCGTGGTTGGCAATCATCTTTCTGGCTTCCATGAAAGTAGATAAGCAATGCCCTGGCTGGGCTTCCGCTTTGGCTTCTCCGGCGGAGGTGGTTTGTCGGGTGGCTTCGGCTTATCGGGCAAAGAGCGGTATTCGACGATGGGCTTTTTCATAATCACGCGAGAGCTTTGTTGCAAATCCAGTCGATCATTTCCTGGTCCGTTGGCAGCACGGCGATGGTTTCCCAACCAAAGTAACGGGGGATTTTCAAGGCGTCTTCCCATCTTGTCGTGAAATTAGGAACGCGGGTATCCGGCTCAAGGATATAAGCGGCATCGAGTTCCGACCATGAAGGCGTCAGGACGTTGTGGAAAGTGTAGCCGCAGAAATCCTGCTTGGGATTATGCGGAAGCCAGCGATAGCCCATAAGCTCGGCGATGAGGCAGTCCTTCTTGCGAACCCATACATTTCGTTCCGGCCAGAACTCCTTGCGGGTGTGCCAATGATGCCACTCGGGGTCGGTTTTCCAGATGGTCATGACGTGATCCACAAACGTAAGTATTTCATGCACTGGTATTTCCACCAATCCCAGGTTCCGATAACGCTCTGCCCTTTTTGGTGTTGCAGGGCGTGCTCTTCGTGAGTCAGCGGTATCGCCAAAAACTCGGGCTTCTGGGCAACCCCTGAGTAGCGGGATGTTCGCCAATGGGCAGGTTCGCAAAACGGCGTTCCTTCATCCCAGCTGAACTGCCCGGAAAGAGCGCTCTTTTGGGTTTTCAGCCAGTCAAGGTACTTTCTCTCGGCTCCCTTGAGGCGGGCAAGCTTAAGAAGGTCGTCGAGGTCATCGGTCATGCGGCCTTACCCCGGCTGTCTCGGTAGGAAGCACATTGTTTCCCAAATTCGGTTAGTTCCCACTTCCCATTACGGCGTATCTCTCGATATTTGCCGTTTACATTTGGTTGGCTGATAAAGCCCTTGTTGTACCATTTTGCAGCTAGGCGGTGTCTTGCAAGATGCCCGTGAATGGGATCGGCTAACGAGAATTGCAGGGCATCTCGCCGTGCCTTGGCGTTTTGTTTGAGACGTTTCTCTTCAGGGAAGGCAATACGTTGAAGAGTAAGTCTTATACAATCGACCTCTGGATAGGTGATGTATTTGTATTTGGCGTCAGGGCGAGACCAGGCATGACGAAGCCAGTAAATGAGTTTGTGAGCGTTAGAATCGGTCATATCGCTGTTCGCAAAATCTCTCGGGAGTAAGCTTTGCAAGGGATTTAGAGGTTAGCTGGACTTGCGGACGAATGCCGATTTCCGGAACGTCCATGTCGTCGGCCTTCCAGATTGACTTGTAGAACGCAAGCTGTTCGGGGGAGAGGATGGGGGATTTGGTTTTCATGTGATGCCGCCTTGGCATTCATTCATTGCCTTGATCGTTTCATTGCATTCAGAAAGCTCGTCGGGGCAGAATTTCTCAAGCTGTTGATTAATCAATGCGCGTAATTTCATGTCCGGGTGAGCGTCCCTGATAGCAAGCAGAGTCATTAGCAAACCATCGAACTTTGCATAATAATCACTCATGCCGCATCTCCATCGCTCGTAATCATCAAGGCTTTGTGCTGCTCAATCTGCCGCTGGGCGTTGTCGTAATTCTCCATTTCGCCACGCTGACGAAGGATTGCCAAATCTTCGCAGTTTCGCATGAATTGTTTTTCCTCCGGGCTTAGGTAATAGTTATAATTACTATCAATCCGCTTTTTATTCAAGGTAATATAGAACGGCCAATCGATTTTCGGTAATGGCGGATTGATTATGGTTTCGATGTCAGCCGGGGAAGGAATGCCGGGGTTCTTCAGGGTGAATTTGTCGATAGCTTCGATGATTTGCTTCATCGGATAATACTTCAAAACGCGAGAGAAGCCTTCAACCAGCAATTCAAACTCGGCTGGAGTTTTGCCGTATTGCTTTTGCAGGGCGCAGACGATAGCCAAGGTTTTTGCCAGTTCGTTCTTGTCAGCCTGGTTGTGAGTGCTTGGCGATGTATTCGTCTGCTGCTGAGACCCATTTTGACTTGGCAGGGCTGGCAACGTCTCGCCCAGAGTCTTTAGCGTTGGGTCGGGTATCATCGCTGTTTCCAGTGCTCCTAGGACTCGTTCGTGTTCCGTAGTCAACGTCCCATCGATCGTCGGCAAGCCATGCGGCTGCACCTTTGGCGAAACCTCGGGCAACCTCATCGGAGGCTGCATAACTTTTGGCTGATTCATAGATTTTCTCCTTTGATGCACGGGTTAAAGCGGCTACCCAAGCAGTTCGTGCTTTTTGCTTGTTTCCTTTTCTCTGGGGAGGGAATTCTTTCCAGAATTGTTCAAATGGTTCATCACTGGGGGATAAAGGGGGTTCTTTCTTACTTTCTTTAAGTGGTATAGGTGGGGTGGGGTGGGGGGCATTGCCACTTGCGGCATCGCTGCGGCATGATGTCTTATGCTTATTCCACCGTGACTTAGCCCGAGCGCTCTGTTTTTGACTTTGGTCGCGGAGGTAGTTGAACTCTTTGATGAGTCGCTTCTGGAATAGGTAGTTGCCGTCACCTTGAAAGAACTCGTTTAGGAGCGGTTCAAATAACCGTTTGTATTCGCTTTCATTTGCCCCAAGCCGCCGCATATGCCACATGGCATCTGCCGGAAGTTTGCACCCGGCAGTACGCCATTCAAGAATCAGCAAGCGAAGGTAAGCCCCAAATTCTTCATGGGATAGGTGGGCGGTGTCCGCCAAAAGCGCGTCCGTAAAAAGCGGTAGCGCGGGAAATTCTGCCATAAACGCCTTGGTGACCGGGCGACAACACGCTGTTGGACGTGCTGCCGCACGGCCATAAGGTCAGAGAATTAAGGGACGTTTCACAATGAATCTGCCTCCAACAGTAAACAGTCCGACCACAATACGCCGTTTTTATAACTTTGCAACGACTATTTATCGCGGTTTTATGCCAGGGTCTTGGGATCGTGGGAGCGGAGATGGAGGGAGCTGAACTTTGGTGCTCGGGGTTCGGTCATGATGCCCAGCCCAGGCAAAAACTGAAGGATATGAGGCAGATGAATTGCCAGCCATCAGGCGGCTGTAGGGTGGCAGCGAGTGCCACGATAGTAACAAGGCTTATAGGCATACGAATGAGGCAAAGTTTCAGAAAGGGCTTCATAGGACTTCTCCGGTTTTCTGGTTGAATAAGTGGGCTTGCCAGTGGCCTCCAGGGCGGCCTGCTTCGTAAGCTTCCAGTGTGCGGCTAGTGTGGGCGAGTTCCTCGGGTGATGCCGGCGGACGGTCGGCCTCATAGGGTGTCCAGGGGGGTGCGAGTTGCACGACAGGCGGCAAATCGCGGGGGAAGGCCGCGGCAAGGGGTAGTGGCTGGTGGCATGTGGGGCATTGTGTCATTCGATGAACTCCATTATTTGCTTGATGGCCTCGCCGGACTTCACCATGTCGGTTGAGTACCTCAGAAGGCGGTATCCATTGATGGTGGCTTGATTATATTTACGAAGATCGGCCTCATAAGATTTGCCGCGAGAATGGCGGCCTTTCACGAATAATCCGCCCTCCACCTCGATTGCGATGTATCTAAGTGGAAGTTGAAAATCGAATCTCCATTTCCTGCCGGGGTGAAAAACATATTGACGGTTAAACTCGACGCCATACGCCTTGAGCTGCTGGGCAAGCAGTTCTTCGCCGATGGAGAGGGGGCGGGGGAGCTTGGTCATTTGGAAACCAGCGGCTGAGGCTGACAGGTTCTTTTAGGGGAGCCACATACAGCACAATGGCCATTAATGACTGTTTTTGGCATTTGGCATCCGCCGTCCATCAAATATTTGTGTGGTTTGAGAGAATGCTCGACAGTCATCATTGCCATATTGTAATCGAGTCTCAACCGCTCGTTCTCACGCATGGTGTCGGCGAGTTGCGTTGCCAGCTGGATAACAATTGGAAGCTTGGCATTGACTCTCCATGATTCTACTTCGTCGAGCGTGAGGTTATCGGGTGCGTCGGTCATTCGTTGAGGGCTTTCACCAGCTTTCCAACCGTCTTTGCATGGAAATTGAAATCACCGCGTCGCATCCTCCATATGGTTGTTAGGCTGATGCCAGTCGCCTTTCTGATTTTGTAATCATCGCCCCATTTAACCGTAGCAAGCCTAATCATTTCCTTGCAATCTATCATCATTTCAGTTCTTTCACTTTTCTGTTGCGCGAAGGATTTGTTGGTGCTAAGACTGGCAGAGTAATCACGTTCAGTCAAGGAGGAAGTGAAATGACAAACGCAGTAGCACAAGCAACACAAAACGCGGGGGCGGTTCTCGAACAAGTAATTACGAAGGGCAACCTGGCACTCTTATCAGAGCAAGACCGGGTGATGTATTACAAGAACGTGTGCGAAAGCCTCGGGCTTAATCCGCTGACAAAGCCTTTCGAGTATATCACGTTGAATGGCAAGCTGGTGCTTTACGCATTGCGTGGAGCAACGGAACAGCTTCGGAAGATAAACAACATATCCCTGGAAATCGTCGATCAGAAGTTTGAAAACGATTTGCTCATCATTCATGTCCGGGCGAAGGGTGGCGATGGTCGGCAGGATGAAGATTTCGGGGCGGTGCCTTTGCCTGAAAGCCTAAAAGGCGAGGCACGGGTAAATGCGATTCTCAAGGCCGTAACGAAAGCAAAACGGCGTGTGACGCTTTCAATCTGCGGGCTTGGGATGCTCGATGAAACGGAAGTCGAGAGTATCCCGGCGGCTGCGAAGGTGGCTGGTGAGGTGCTGGCTGAAGTGCAAGAAGTGGCTAAAGCGGAGTATCGGCCTAGCGACCCCCTGCGGCCTTATAAGGATGAATATGTCATCCCGGCTCCGGTAACTGCCAGCGGGGATTTGGATTTTGATGAGTTCGCCACGATTCTGGAAGTGAAAATCCAAGGAGCAAAAAACCTGCAAGAAATCTCTTTGTGGAACCGGGCGAATGCCAAGACGCTGCGGGTGATGGAGAAGGAACGTCCCGATCTTTTCAAGGCGATTGGAGACGAGTTTAACAAAATGGCAAACGCATTGAAATAGGAGGAGAACATGCCAAATCTAGCATTAATCACGGATGAAAACGATACGGAAGTGCAACTGAGGTCAACGGTTACGGAGCTTTGCGAGGCTGCGGATAGCGTTGCAATCTTCACCCGGCCAGACCTGAGCCATGCAACGGACTTGGTGAAGGCCATCAAGGACAGGGCCAGGGACATCGAGGATGAACGCAAGCGACTGGTGAAGCCGTTTAACGACGGGGTTGATGCTATCAATGGCCGGTTTAAGGCGATGCGGGCGCCGTTGCTCGAAGCGGAATCAGTATTGAAAGCAAAGATGTTGACCTTCCAGCAAAAAGAGGCTCTGGAAGCGGAAGAGGAACGCAAGAGGCTGGAAGCGGAACAGCGTCAACGCGAGGAAGAGGCTCGAAAGAAGCAAGAGGAAGAGAATGCTCGTGCCGTGGACGAATCTGGCGATGAACTTGACCGGGCGCCTATGCCCGTTGCCGAAGTAATTGCCGCTGCGGTGGTGTCGAGCTTTAAGCCGACGACGTATGGCCAAACCGGGGCGACGAGCACGGTCAAGAAGGTCTGGACGGGTGAGCTGGTTGATATTGGGCAGGTGCCGAAGGAATATCTCTTGCTCGATCAGGTGAAGGTCAATCAGGCCATCCGTGCCGGAGCAAGGGAAATCCCCGGCTTGCGGATATTCGAGAAAGAAACCATTGCAATCAGATAGGAGGACTTATGGCTGAAGGCAAGATCAATTTCTACGCCTGCGAGGATACTTCGAACAAGAAGCCGCATTTTCGCGGGTTCATCGAGATCGACGGCAAAGTGAACGAGTTTGCGGCTTGGCCAGCGAAGTCGGGCAAGGGATTTTCGGGACGTCATAAGCCCAAGCAAGGCAAACCCGAGGCTCCGTGATGCAAATCACCCCCGACAACGTTTACGAGCGGCTAAGCAAGCTTGGCGAGGAATGGGCGGCAGCGAATGAACAAGCGGAGTTGCTTGAGGAGCTGCGGAAAACGGTGATTGCCCAGCTTGGGACGGAGATCGACGGGTCACAGGCTGCCAAGGAACAATATGCCCTGCGAAACGATAAGTACGACAAGCATATCCGGGGCATGGTGGCGGCGAGGAAAGATGCGAATGTAAAGCGAGTGCGTTATGACAGTGCTCGGGTATCCGTCGATGTTTGGCGGACGCGGGCGGCAAGTGAACGAGTTGCACTAAAGGAGGCACCATGAAAGGCTCAAGCAAGTTGAAATGCTACGCCACACGTCCACCGGGAAGCAAGGTGGTAACGTTTCTTTCGAGGCCGCTTCCTGCCGGCGCCAAGCGATACCGCGAACCTCATATTATCGAGCAAAAAGAGTACCCGAATATACTTGCTGCGAAAGAAGCGGTTAAAGCATGGAGGCTGCCATGACAAAAGACGGTACAGACGCCATACATCCCTTACTGTTATGCCTGCTGATTATCTGTGGCTTTGGTCCGTATATTGCGGCATTAGTGTGGGTGATTTTATGACGGGACATGAGTTTGAAATGGGTGCCATATATGGAGCTGTCGTAATTGGCTTTGCGACGGCAGCTTGCTATCGGCAGTGGGTTCCCCTGTTTTATGCGTTGTTCTTCTCCATCGGCGTGGTTATTAGTGAGTGGCTGTTATGACCGAACGCAAACCGATCGACACCCTCATCCCTACCGTTCCCACAACGCAGGAACTCGCATCCCTGCTAGAGGACGCTGCGATAAAGCCGGGGCTGGCGGGAGTCTTGGGCCAGGCTGATGATTTACAACCGGAAGAATATGACGGGCTTGAAATTAGCCGGGTTCCGGGGAAAGGGAGGGGGCGTGGGAGATAGCATTACGAAAGGGCAGGAAATTGCTGACAAGTATAGGTATAGGATGTTGACGGATACAGTATTATCACTTTCCAAATACATTGACGCCGCCATATCCGAAGCCCGTGCGGAGGAGAGGAAGCGGGTATCAGAGTTGGAATTTGTCGTGCGTAAATATCGACGGGTAAGCTGTGCCGAGGGCGATAAAGCGTGGAAAGCATACCAGATTAAGTACGGCTTATGACCAACAAACCGCAACCAGCAACACGCCGAGGAGGGGGAATGGGAGATAGGGTGATGGACTGTAAAGTATATTTCAAATCGGCTGATTTTCGATGGGCTTTGTTCTCATTCGTTTTCGAGATAAGCTTGTTGGGCGTGGCTATTTGTGGAATTGGGCTGCTGCCATGACCCCACCCGACATCAAAACCATCAAGGCCGACGCGGACGATAGGGCGAGAAAAGCTGTACAGGAGTTTCTGTTCGACAGTGAGTTTAGAATGCGTAAGGTATTTCTCACCGCGAGGCAGACCTACCATTCCAATGAGCCTACAGAGGCAGATTTAAGAGAGGATGTTGCACGGCATATAAGTGCTGATGTGGCGGATTTGGTTGTAACCCATCTAGCCTCCACCATAGACGACGTGGATGAACGGAAGGCGTTTGAGGAGTGGCATTATGAGAGGTTTCAAGAAGAGTTAATATGGGTGCCTGAACGCAATTTATATGAGGAATTTGGGCATCATCAGGCGTGGATAGGATGGCAAGCCTCCAGCCGCCGGTATCGGAGCATTTTGAAGGGAGATGAGGCGTGACACGAAAAGACAAGATAGAGATGGCCTTGCAACGTATACTCGACGCAAAACCGCTTCAAATAACGGGTGGAAGCCTGGAGCGTTACAAAGAGGCCGTTCGACAGGATTTACGCATAGCTGCGTCTGCATGGAAAATAATGGGCGATGAACCACCCACAACCACCAGCGAGGGGAAGTGATATGGGCGACATTGTAACAATTGAGATTGTATCGGGCGTAGAAGGGGCATCGGTATATATGAACGATTATAGAATAGCCGGAAACAAGCCTTGGGGCGGCGGACGGGTGACGGCATCATTTACAGCCGGACGCGCCGATATTTGCCGAGCGTTGAAAATAAAGCCCCCTACTGAAACAAAGACGGAAGGAGAATAGTGATGCGACGATTTGCAATAATACCAGCTACAGCATTCGTTCACGAGCTTGTGCAACGTGATTCGGAAGATATGGATAAGCTACTTGAATCCGAACATAAGAATATTTTAGGCATTCCGCAATTCTACGATTATGAGGGGCGTGTATGGCCTAATCCGGTTGAAGGATGCATAGTAGCGGAAGAGCAAAGGATAAAGCCATGACCGCCCACTTCCGCAACTCTCAGATTCGCGCAATGGCTGATAATATTCATGACAACCGGTTTGGTGAATTGGCTGACGATTACCCGAAATCATCTCTAGCTTTTCACGAGAGCATGAGTTTAGCCCAAGCCGCCTTCGACGCCTCATCGCTCGTGCATCTCGATAAGGTGGTGGAGGCGTTGGAATACTACGCCTATCGAGAATATATTGGCACTAAGCGTTGGAACGAGGGGCGGGTAGCTCGTGAAACCCTTAAGCTGCTGGAGCCGCCCCATGCCGAGTAACCCCAGCCATTTCCCACCCGGCGACCTAGCCGTAACGGCTGCGTTCCTAGCGGCGTTGGTGGTGATGATGCAAGTGGTGATGGATAATGAGAAGGGAAAAGGTTATGGACGATAATTCACCCACGAGGAGAGATGGTATGGATGCGATAAATAAGCGCGAGATATTCTGCCAAGGCCGATACGTCATGATGCAGGCGGAAAAGATAGGCGATTGGTTTATCTGCTTTGATGAGAAAGAAGGATATAAGCTTGCCACTTTCGGCATGGGTACTGTTTGTGAAGTGCGGCCTCAAGATTTCGAGATGCGTAAGCTTCTTGAAGAGCATGAGCGATTGAAGGTGCAGCTTGAAGCTGAGTTAAAATGGAGACGTGAGCATGACAATGAGTAGCCCAACCCCCACTAACCCCACCACGGACGGTGATGAGTTGATTCGGTGCCGAGAGGCGTTTGAACGTGAATCCGGTCTTGATTGGGAGCAGCAAGGGGCTGAATATGCACGCGACCATTTTGTAGCCGGTTGGAAATCCGCCATGGAAGGCCGGGGTGATGAGGACATTGATGCTGTCAGACAGAAAATATCATTGGCATGGTCACGAATACCGTTCGACAAGTATCCATTTGACACGAATCTTAAATACTGGGCGGAAGTCGCCGCTATCGCCGCCCTGGGACACGTTCCTGCCAGTAGTGAATCAAGCAAAGCCAATAGCTTGCCAGATGTTCACGACACAAATGTCGTCGAGATGGGACACGTTCCTGCGGCTTCTATTGAAACGCTTAAAACCATGAACACCGCCCTCGGCGTAATCATGAATCATCGTAACGTCATTCCTAAGCATATCGTTGAATGGGCGCAGTCGAAGCTTGAAGATGCTTTGGGACACGTTCTTGCGGGGGATAATAATATGGAGGGTGTCTCTACCCGTAAGGATGAGGTCGAATCTGGCAGCCAGAACCCCTCCGCCAACTACGACACCATCCCCCACCAATCGAAAGAAGGTGCGGCGTGTTCTTCGGCTAGCATAAAGCCCACTTGCGACAAATCGAGTAGCGACAAGCAAAAGGATGATGGCGTGATACAATTCCCCGCCACCGTCGATATGAAGGGGCTGGAGGCGACATTAGAATCGTTAGGCTATTCCCCGAGCACAAAGCGTAAACGCGAATGGGTAAAGCTCAGTGACGTGCAAAGCATCATCCGCACCGCGTTCAAAGGGGCTGGGGGATGATTGACGAAGCCGCCTACCAGTACGCTCTGCAACAGAACAAGGGAAAGACATTCAGCATGGAATCG